AGTTCTGTATTAAAAATTATGACACCGTAATTTGAATTTAATTCGGAAACATAATCTAACGCGAATTTCGACAACTTTTCCGGCACACAAAACAAAAACCTATTTGGCAAATACCATTGATTCCAAGAGCCTCTATCCGCTGTCTTAAATCGATGGTGTTTGTTGCGCTTTTTTTTCTTTTCCCTCATCAAATCAGATTTTGTTATTTTGACTTCTACCTCTATAAATTCACTGCCTGTGTCAGCGAGAATATCGGCACCCTTACACTCATCAACGCACATACATTGTTTGTTGAATCGATAGTACTGCATCAAAGCCAATTTCAAATCGAACGCAGTTAATTTATACTTTTCCATTTTAAGTCTATTTCACAATATCACATATTTCACAGGCTATAATAATACTAATAGTGTATAACTTAATTATTAGTAGTAGTAATATGGCCTGTTGCATTGTTACTTCCTTTGTAAGCTCCGCGGCCATATACGCTTATACCTCACAAGCCCTGTTACCAAAATTGTTACATCTGTTATATCGTGTTGGGGAAAAGCTGTTACTTGTCAGGTTTTTCGTCAATCGGGCCTTCACTGTCGCAAAGTCTGCGTTGTTTTTCTTCGTGGTTCATTTCCCGCTCAACAAGTTTTTCGCCGGTGTCCAGCCTCGTCTTGATTACCCTGCCGGCGGCGTAGTCCCTGACTTCCAGACAGTCCACCTTGGCCCACTGTAGCTTGTTCCTGACCCTTGCGGTCAATTTCCGGCTCTCAGCCTCAGCCTGTTCGATTTGAGCCTTGATGTCGGCATCGTAAGCCTTTTTCTCTTTCTCAAGAGATACAACCAAATCAAGCGACCGAGCCAGTTCTTCCCCGGCGGCAAGCAGTTCTTCCGAGGTCAAATCGACCTTCAGGGTATCTGTGTAGGGTCGCTCAACCTTTGTAACTTTCTTCTGTTTTTTGTCTTTTGCCATGTTCAATGCTCCTTTCTAAATTGAAAAAATAAGCCCAACGGGAGGCAAACATAGCTCGAACAGGCCGAGACATGAACCGCTGGGCTTTGAAGTTACTGAGCCGCCTATTCTTACTATATTTGCCATACTCACCTATATACCCGCTATTTTTGAGAAGTCAAGCTAAATTTATTATATTATTACAGGCCGTTTGCGGTACGGCCCAGAACCGCTAATTCAGTGCATCTTTCAGGGCTTTGTAGCTCTTGTCGCTTATCTCCACAGGCTCCTGCCCGTCAAAGGCTATGGTGTGGGGCTTGGACTTAATCTTTTCGAGGCAGAAGAAGGGCCAGTCGTAATTTTGAAGTCTTATCCAGCAGTCGCGTATCACAACAACCTTTTGTTCTTCTCCTACTGACCCAGCTTTTGCAGAGCCAACTGTGGCGATGATAAGACTGCCCATCTCATTGTCTTTCACTCCCCTTAAAATTTTCACCGTATCTCCCACCTTCACATCGTACAGGTCAACCCACGCGGCCTGCATTACTTTGTATGCTCCTTTAATGTCCATCTTTCCAATCCTTTCATTAAATGTTTATTCTTGGGTCTGTTTGTTGGCACTCTAAATCGAAAATTGTTGTATCATCGAGCAGTTTAGATTCTCTCTTTAGCTGTCTGAGTAGTGCTTTCTTTTCGTCCTTTGAGGGTTGTCGGTTGGATATTTCGCCCCGCTTGTGGTGGCCCTCAGCAGCTTTTAAGACGAAAAGTCGGGGCCGGTTGACTCTTTCTAATTTGAGATGATATCGCCGCCTGAAATCATGGTTATTTTCGTGCGGGGCGTCTACGTTTACTTTATGGCATTTGTAGCATAGACAGACGAAATAGGCTGGATTGTGGCGGAGTTCCCACGGTACGGCCCCAAAGAAGTAGTGGTGCATGTGTGGCCTCGTTATATCGCTGCCCTGCTCGTTGACCGGCTCATCGCATATTTCACACCGCATTTGGGCCTGCAAGTATCTTATCCTCTTGCATTCGCGGGTAATCCGATAGTCTATGCCTGATTCCATTAGAAACGTCCTTGGTCAACGTGCTCGAATGTAACACCGGCGATCTTGAAGTCGGGGTCGAGTAGCTTTGTCTTTTTGTCGATGTGATCCTGCATGTGCCGGCGGATTTTAACTTCATCGACTTCCAGATATTGGCGGGGCACTGCCTGAGCGTCAACTACTGTGTGCTGCCAGACCTTGCTGACTTTTGTGGTGTCTGTGAAAGTTTGCTGGATTGGGGCCGCAACTGGGGTCTTAGCTTCGCCGTCGCCCTTCAAACTTTTAGATATGTTCTGTCGGCGTTCGAGTTCTTTTTGTGCTGCTTCCTGTGCTTTGCGGTTTTCTTTGTCGATTCTTTCCTGCTCTACCCGCCGCCATGACATTAGCTTGTTTTTCAGCGTCCCCATAGCTTCCTTGACAGGATCAGATACGTTTTTGAACATATCATCCAAGGCTTTCTTTGCGGCCAATATCGGCCTGCCTACCGCAAGTCGCTTATTGTCCATTGCCTTCAAGCCGGCGTTCATTCTGTTCAGCAGGATATTGGCGTTGTCGGCATCCTGTTGGCAAGCTACCGACAGTTTTATCGCGGCCTCGATGAGACCTTGACCTTTGTTTTTACATTCCTCTACTGCCTCTGCATTGGTTTGTTGTGCTAACTCTTGCATTGCTTTTTCCTCGCTTTCTTGGTTTTTTTGACACTCTTTTTGGTTTTCTTTTCAGCAGGCGTGGGGTCGGTAGGTGTGGGATCGCCCCCATAAAAGTCTCTCATGGCCTGTATCACTTCGTCTGGGGTCATATCGTGGATAGTTTTCTCGCCAACATGAAACTGCTCATCTTGGGTTTCTCTCCAATTAGCCATGAATGAAGCTAACAGGAATTGTTTCATCGCCAGAGTTTGAGCTGTGTTCGCGGCCCAAAATGAATTGCGGCCCGTCCCTACTCCCCATCCAATTACTGAAAAGCCGGTCTTTGTATCTGTGATTTGATATGCCCCGGCCACAGCACATAAACCTTGATTGATACTGACCTGTGGCATCATATCAGGGGCCGCTACCGGGCTGACTGTGAGGCCGACAGTCTGAAAAGCCTCAAAGTACAGCTTTCGTACCTGTGAAGCTTCTGTGAATTTGTATGTTTCGCCGCCCTCATCTTGTGTCGATTCGCCGGTTTCCTCGATGTATGGAATTAACTTGAGGACTCTGAGCCGTTTTTTCTCAAGCTCTATGCGAAGCTGTAATTCGGTGGGAACCCGGTAGACGATCTTAGTTTTGGCTTTTTTCTTTTTTTGCTTTGCCATCTGTATCTCCTTTCAATTATTGCTGGCCGTGGGTGCGGCCGAGTTACTCCTTTTCAGGATTGGCATTTCTAATCATTTCGAAGATTTGGCAAGCAATATGTTCTGCCTCAGCAATAGTTACTTCACAAGGCAATTCTTCCCATAAAAAATTGTTGATTTTAATTTTCAGTCTTGCATCTTCGTTCTCTCCTGCGGGCAAAGGTTGTTTTGGCATGAGTTCATTAACTTTCCGCACCGTTTCGTCTCCATATTCTCGTACTGTTGCTGTATTCATTTTGTCCAATTCCTTTCATAAAGTGCTCGGCGGCTCAGTTCCGTCCGTACCACCGAGCGTTAAAATTAGTCGCTTCCTTGCTGGAGAGGCAAATGTTGAGGAGATTGCCTCATTTTGGCTCCAGTATTTTGTCGATGCGAGCCTCAGTTTCAATTTCCCATTCATTCAATGTTTCAAGGAAACAATCCCAAGCCCCAACCCCATCACAGCCATCATCTTGGGCTTTGCCATATTCACTTATGGGCACATTATCTATCGCCTTCAATGCCACTTCCAGCGCTTCGCACAGCGCAGGGACGTCTACGGCACGTTTGTTCCAAGCGGTGATAGCTTCGGCTTTCGTTCCCATATAGCCGGGGTGTGCCCCACAGTCAAGACAGTGTACGGCTGTTTCGTATGGATTAAGTTTTCCTTCTCCCCTACAAAACGGACAGGGTAAAAGCCCGTTCTTCGCCTCTGCCGCTGCCTTGATTAGGTCAAGATTGGTCATGGGGATTCCTCCTTAAACGCTTTAGTTCGGCGGCAGTTGCCGCTTACCATTCCATTTTCTCTGTTCTAAAGCTCGCCAAAGCGATTGCACAGCCTACTGCTACATCCAAAATCTCACCCATGAAATTATGTAGTTCTTCATTTTCACAGGCGTATATTGCTTCGTTAAATTCTTCAAGAATAACTCCCATTACTTCATGGCGAGATACAAAAATCCCTCGCCCTTTTTCATCGAGCCTATCTTCTATCTTATGCTCGATAATTTTTACTACGTCCCTTACCAACTCTTTTGATATTTGCGGTCTTTCCATTTCAATCTTTCCTTTCTGCATAATGCACAGTCTCAGCCATTGTCGGACTCCTCAAGCCTCTGTTTGTTAAGGGCTATGATTTTTTCGTTGAATTTGATGGGGGTTCCATAACCATAAATACCGCTCATACAATCAAACGTGGGGTCAACGAGTACGCCAGGACAGCTAAGGCAAAAGCCCTGCTCAGAGTTTTCTCCACCCTGCTCATTATGATATTGGCAAAAGTGGCAATCATTTATTAATGAGTCACAATTATTTGCTTTCATCCACTCGTGCTTGAGGCCAATTGCACCGCGAGTAGAGCTTTGTTCAGCAATCCATTTCCACATTTTCAGGCAGTTTTTCCAAGTATCGTTAAGATTCATTTGTCAATCTCCTTGTACTGGGTGAGGACGGCCTTGGCTTGTTTGATAAACAATTTGCCTTCAGGATAATCCATTTCTTTTCCTAACTTTTTTGCAATGTCCATATGACCATCCATCGCTACTTTGAAAGAATTAGCTATTTCTTCTAATAGCCCCGCCATCTCCCCCACAATCCCACCTTCTTCAAAGGCGTTCCAGCACTTGACGAGGTGGGCGGCGTTGGCTTTGTGTTTGGCCTCAGTTGTCCTGACGCTCGACGTGAAGCATTTGAACAATAACAAGTCCGCAACCCACAACGATATGCCGCTTTTGCTTAATCTTATTTTCCCTTTACTTCGTTCCATAATCTACTCCTTTGCCCCTGTTAGGGGGCGGGTTAAGAGCTAGTACATTTTTCGCAAAACTCACCGGATTTCATTAAGGCCCGTCCGTTCGGAATAGACGTTGTGCCAATACAAGTAGAGTGCTTGCAGCAAACAACGGCATATTTATTATCAGTATCAATGCCTTGCTTTTCTGCCAAATAAAGAACCATCCAGCCCCGATGTATCGGATGTCGCCGACTTGCGATGTATCCGGCATCGTTGTTATGTGGCTTTCTTTTGCTCATCTTCAAACCTCTACTTTCTACCCTTATGCTAAGTTAAACATTCGGGACAACTCAACTCGCCTTCGCTATTCATGGTCATACAGTCTCTGCAACCGTAGAAATCGCAACTGTCGCAGGCGAAAACTTCATAAACTAATTCATCGCAACTCTCACAGCGTTTTTCTTTCTGCGGCCCGACTACGGATGGATCGCGTTCGTCTGTTATGACGCTATCAAGACTGGCTTGCCATGATTCCATTATTTAGTCTCCACGATTTCAAAGGTTAAGGCGTTGGCTGTGTTGGTTATCTTGCCGAGACTGTTTGGGGGCATTTTGAAGAAGGGGAATAGGCGCTCAAAAGTGCTTGCACAGAAACTACTTAAGGCACAACCCGCATACCACCATTGCTCTTTCTGAATCCATTTGGGCTTACAAGACCGAATCTCATAGCCCCCCGTGCCATCCCTACTTATCCACACTACTGATTTTTTCTTAGGCATTTTTCACTTCCTTTCCCAAACCGCCGTTCGTAATCTCTTTATTTACTTTCTAATTTATTATTGCTTGCGTATCCTACTGGGTGGCTCTGCAAGATACGTCGCGAATGTTACCGAGCCGGTCGCCATTTAATCCACCACTGCCAGCTTCGAATCTGGCATAACATCCATCGAATAGGCGGGGCCGGATTCGAACCAGCGACCTCCGGACACCTGCCCGGCGCTCTCCCATTACTGAGCTACCCGCCACTGCACTTATGAACTTGTAAAAAGTAGAGCCGGAGCCACAACGGACTCCGCGACTTATAAAACTATATCCGGTTCTGCCGCTTTGCAACATACATCATCACAGTATATCTTTTGAGGTTCTCCGTCCGCTCTTTCGGCTGCCCCATAAAAACCGTCTGCCTCGCTTACATACTTACCACACTTCCCACAGTGATAATCTTCGCTGTCTATACAATTTGAATAACTTACAACATCGATTCCACTGTATTCTGGATCTCCGCTCATAATAAGATGCTCCCTTCAGAAAAGCGGGACGGGACCACGGCTGCGGACCCGCCCCTAATCACGTTTCGCGTTGTCGAGACGTATAGCGTGATTTGCTTGCTTCGGTTTGTTTGACAATTTTTCATTTGACGCCTCGACAACAATTTAACTTTTTACAACTATACCTATTATCGACTATTCGATTTGATTTGTAAAGGGAAAAATAAAATATATTGAAAATTTTAAGTCTTTTGTGTGGCTGGACTTACAAGCGTTATCAGTTGAACTTATATACTTAGTAGCAAATATGATAATGAAAAAAGAGCCTGCCAGTTGTTCTGACAGGCCCATGTGTAGAATTGTGATTCATTTAGTTCATGTTACACCTCCAATCTTGCAAGATTTCTAAAGTGTAAAAATGTATTATATGGTTGCGGGCCTGCATGTCAAATAGAAAATAAAATATTTTTCTCGATAATCGCTACCATGTCTTCGGCCTCGAACATAGCCTCGTTGCAGTCTACTATTACTACATTCGTGGTGTGGCCGCGCCGTAAGTCCATTCTGCGCTTTCTTAGTATCTCTCTGGTAAGTACAAGCTCGCTCTTCCAATATGCTAAGTCTTTTTCCATACTGCTTTTTCGGTATATCGAAGCCGAAATCTTTAATGTTTTTTGAAAAAGCCGCCCCGCTGTATACGGGACGACTTAGGAGGAGGGTGATGATAACTATTTATTCCAAGCCTTTTCACCGAATCTGTCAACGGCCCAATAGAATATGGCGATATCTCTTTTGTATCTCTTTGTGATTTTGCCGGTCAGGTTACGAGCTATAACTTTCATGGCCTCTACCATTATATCATCCCACCATCCTTTAGGCTTGCCGTTATGGTCTCGGTAGCCCTTATCGTGGATTGCTACGGCCTTAGCGTACCAGCCGATTGCTGGGTACAGCCAACGAATCACCCGTGGCGTAGAGGCGAAGTCGAGAACAAAGCCCACCTCTATCTCAATCTTCTCTCCGGCCTCGGTAATATACTCGAATGGCGCGGTGATGACATATAGTTGGCGATGCCAGAAGTGCTTCTTCGGAATCTTGTCCCATTCGAGCTTTTTTGTGAAACTGCTGATATTGTTATTCCTTAAAATTTAGATTTGCAAATTCCCCAAAGGCTTCGAGAGCTTTTTTGTCATAGGCCCGACCAGCATCGTCTTCGTCATCAAAATAGCCAAGGTTTTTGTTTTTGTGGTCAATGGTAATAAATGCGCACCATTTTTCATATTTTTTGTACCACGACACCCCTTTGTGCCTGCTCGTTGTATTTTTTCGAGGCCGCCTGTTTTGGGCGTTTTGGCTCGGAGTGGCAATCCGAAGATTCTCTCGGCGGTTATCGAGAGCATCGTTGTTTCGGTGGTCAATCTGTTGATTTTTCGGAGCCGACATAACCTCGCGGTGCATCAATATTTGCCGCACAGATTTCTTTTTTGGAGAAACACCCCAATACCCCCAAGAACCTCTAACTGCATAAAAGATACCACTCAATTTCACAGCATACCATTTCCACTGACTCAGCCACTCATAATCAGCATCGTCAACAATTGCGAACTTGCCTTGTGTTAGTTTGATACGCTTCATAATAACACCTCTCGTAGTATTTCTCGACATTGTTAGGCGGAAGGGCGGTTCGAGATGCACCGCCGTTTCGGGGGCTACCCTATCCGCATAAGATTGTAATACACTGTTTACCATTTGTCAAATCTTTTTTGCTGCTCATTTCTTCTTCCCTGTCTTCCTTCCTACCACACCGCCAACGCCACCACTAACAGCACTACCAAGTAATACCCAGACAATCGTTCGCCAAGGCTCAGGAATATATAAAGAAGCTACCGACACAGCCACCTCACCAGCAGGGCTTAACTCCATACCCCCGTTCTGGGCTGGTTGGCAACCCGCAAATAACAACAAACTACATATCAATAGTATCTTTCGCATCTGCTATCTCCTTGATTTTACTTAGAGCATATTGGATTGACTTTAATTCCGTGCAGACATTGAATTGGTCAGGCGGGCTTAATAGTTCAAGCTCGGGCTCCATTTTGGCAATAAGCCGCCTTCCTTTGTCAACAAGTTCTGATAATCGATTGCTCATTTTTCTAACAACCTATCGAGCTTACCATCCATACTTCTTATGTCTGTTTCTATTCGGTCGAATTGCCCCTTCTGGTTATCTGTATGCACACGAAGCTGTTCCTGCTGGGCCTGAATTTGCATCTGGACCATCTCCTTGTCGGCCTTCAGGGGTATTTGCTCGGTGTTGACTTTCTGTTGGGTTCTCAAATCGCCCCAACCTAAAAGACCAGTAACGACAATAGCTAAAAAACTGCCGCCAATCACTACAGGTGCCTTACCGTTCTTTGCCATTATTGCTCCAATAAAGTAATTCTTTTGCCAAGTTCAACTATCACATCATCTTGCTTCCGGGCGTCTACGCTCGCCTGTAGTTTGTCTGTGCCGGCGTCCGCCTTCCTTTTGTCAACATCTTCCCGCAGCTTCTTTATAGTCTCGGGGCTGACCGTTACTGGTATTACTTCAGTTTTCATCTTAGCTATCGAAGAGATAACCGAATACGTCTATTGTTGCTGTACCAGCGCCGTCGGCACCATCCACGATATAGATACCGAACTCTCTGTCTACAGCCGCAGCCGCATCGCCGTCGATAATGGTGTACTCGTCGCTCACAGCTATCAAGGTCATAAAGTCAGTAACAGCCGTCATGTCGCCAATGCCTGTTTCATTGTTGAGGAAGTTCTGCGTTGCGCTGGCTGCGCCTGTGCCAAAATCCACATCGTCACAACCGGCCAACGTAGCACTCGGGTCGCGGATAATAACATGAGTGATTATCGCCCGCTTCCCCTCCGGTACGGTGAAGAGTATTGTCTTGGCCGCATTGGCGTTCATATCCACGCCGGTCGTGGTACTCAGTCTCATAATCCCGTTTTCTTTAACGTCTCCCATTGTTAGGGTTCCTTAAACATAAGTCTGTACTTTATTTTCGTAACACTGTACGTCGTTTTCGTGACATTGGATTACTGGATAAATCAATAAGGAATCTCTGGCCGCCGCCGCTGTCGTCTTAGTTAATTGTGTTTTGTAAAACGCCGTTATCTCCGTCTGCTCGATAGTACCCTGTAGTTCAGCCTCCTGTATCATCCTGACGTACCGGTCGAGTACGGTTTCTAACGATTCTGTATTTAGCTCTCCGCCGTGCTTTAAGTCGTATTCCTGATTTCGCAGTAGATCAGACTTTATCGTAATAGTCTTTCCGGTTACTGCGTAGGCCGAACCATCCACAAGCGTTACCGTGCCGCCGCTGGAATAGTTGTTGTTCGGCGCGCTCAAGGTGTAATCAGTAGTAAACGCAAGTGTGGCCTCGTCCGATTCGCCTTCCTGAAAAACTACCGCTATCTCATCCTCTACCGTGGAAGCCCACATCTTAAACGAAAAGTCAAACGCTAAAGTTGCGCCGTCCGTATCATACGTTCTTTGTGGGGTTGTTGTTGCTAAGGTCATTTTACTTCTCCTTTAATTCATTCAGCAAACTAATGGCACGATCTGTTTCTACTTTTGCCATACGGTCGATTTTGCTTTGATATTGTGTTTTAGTTATTTTTTTATCTTCTTTATACTCGTAAAATGCCAATGCTCTTTTTGCTATATAAACTTTCACCCTCTCAAGTTCCTCTATTGCAAGCCCTTTTTGTTTATTCGTATGGACATCGCTACTCAATATCTGGTCAATACCATCATTAAGTTTTGTTATATATTGTTGTGCGCCATCAAAAATCTTAGATGTTTCAATATCTGGTTTGTGTTCAGCCAGAGTCTCTTTAGCTTTTACCAAGTCATCCCTGTTGAAATACGCTTTAGTTGTCTGGGTTGCGGCCATAACCTGTTTCGACTTTTCATAAAATTTGTTAAGCGATTCTGATTGACCGGCAATGATTCCACGAGCTACGAATCCACGAATTAAAGGAATGTCTGCAATAGTTTTTAGAGGTTTAGGTTCAAGTCCTTTACTATCATCTTTTATCTGGTTTATCAAAACATCACCTGCATCAAGTATATATTTCCCTGTTCCGCCTAAATAGCCTCTCAAAAGATTTTCTATCTTAACTGGTGGATAATCAAATAAATCTCCTAATTCCCTTGCTGTTCTGGATGTAAATTTCGTGTACTGAGCTTCCGGCAAAAGTCTTTCTTTGCCTTTCGGTACAATAGGTCTATCAGTAAAGAAATTCCAGTTAGCCGTATTTTCTACTAACGGTTTCAACGCTGTCGGCATAAGCCCACTTGCAGGGTCGCCTGATACAGGACTCAGTGAATCGAGTAGAGATTTGGCTATTTTTTCAAAAGCAGCTTTGTCTTTTGTGTCGAGATATTCAAAAAATCTTTCAGGCAAAGAACCGAAAATCTGACCATAGGCAAAAGGCTTTGGAATGCGAACCCATGTATCTCTTATTTTTATAAGCCAAAATAAATCACGTTGCCAACGTGGTATTTCTTTATAATCGGGGTCTTTCCTGTTTCTTAGATATAACAATAACGATGGAATTGTTATAGCAGCAAACCCCTTCATAGCAAAACCAATAGGATCGCTTGCTGCTACTCTTGCCATTTTATCAGCTGCTTGTACGCCAGCATTAAAGAAAGCGATTACGGCATTCACATCTTTTGTTTTAGCCCCTCTACGCATAAAGTCTAAAGTGCCTTCCCTCGCAGCAAAGCCAGATTCCAAAGCTGGCAAACCTTTCTTTTTAGCTGCTTTGAATATACCCAACCTCGTTGCCTGCTCAAAGAATTGTGAAATATCCTGTGCTGTATGTATTATATTAAGTCTTTTCAGCAAACCCTTTTTGCCTATCAATTCGCTATAAGTCTTTTCTAACTGGGGTCTGGTAAACTCCACAAACCCCGAGTAAGTCCCGCCAGTTTCGAGCCATTCATAATAATCTGCCGACTTTCCCCACAAATCGCTCATTGCGCCAAGGGTATCTACGAATGGAACAAAGCCCGTGTTTGTTTGCATGAAAGCTGTCCACTGATCTCTTATTGGATTCCTTGTTATAAATTCCGGTGTTATAGTAGCGCCAACTCTTAACCAGTGGGCCGGTTTGGAAAAGATTTTAGTTAGCAACCCTATTCCCGGTTCAGTTAGTCCTGTCATTGCATCGTGAATATTCGGAGTAACCTGCATAAACTTACGCTTGCCATTGATATAAACTTCAATAACAGTACCAGTTGGCTTGAAAGGCGATGGCCGGAATGTCGTTAAGTCATCACTAACTTTTATTGGGAAAAACTTAGGTGATATTTTTTGTATAGATTCTGGCAAAATATCTTTTAAGTTATATACCGAAGCAGCTACTTTGTTTCTTTCCGCGGTATTAAGAATCTTATAAGTATTCTTTATGACACTTTCAAAAACATTTTCTATTGGCTTTTCAGAACCTTTTATTTTCCTAATAGGAGTTCTGGCTTCAGTGAATCGTTTTTTACTTACCGGCATACCTCCAGTAAATGTATCCTCTGGCAAAACTCTATCAAAGGGTATGTAATGTTGATTTGATTTTACAATGGCATCATACTTTTCTTGAGAAAGAGTGCCTGCGTCAACAAGCAAATGCAATACTCTTTTCTGGTAATCATACAATCTTTTTGCGTGGCTCTCGAATATTTTCAGGTCATCGCCATATTTTTCTTTTAATTCTGATAATTTTATTTCGGCAGCTTTTATTTGCTTAGGAGAAACAATCAACCCCTCTTTGCCTTCAACCTTTGGTCTTTGCAGGTCTGATACTGTCCTTGTATTTATCAGGTAATCTTCAAAATCGTTTTCGTAATTTTTGTGTTTCGATTTCTTCAATGCTTTGTCAATACTGGTTACAATAGGTTTGAATCCTTCACCTGTTATCTTGATGTTTCCGGCCTTATCAACAATGAATGTTTCTTTTTCGAGCATAGCTTGTGCTTTTCCGCCAATGCCTAAATAAGAACGTGCCAACTTTCCGGTATCTTCACCGGCTGGGATAGTCGCGCCTAATTTCTTGGCCTTCGTAACTATGTTCTCAAGTGAAGCGAACCTGTTTATTGTATCTTGATAAACTTTTTCAGCACCAGCTTTCAACTTAGTTTGTGGCAATTCTGTCAACTCTGCTAATTCTTTTTTCGCCGTAGGCTCTTTGGCTGTGGGGGGCTGGGCTATTTTTACTTGCCCTGAGTCAAATATAACATACGATGTCGAGCCTTTATCTTCTGTTTTGTTTATATACTTTAGCCCATCGTAGCCTTTGGATTTCAATAATTTTATAAAAGCCTTATTGGCTTCTTCTATTTCGCCCGTCTCAGTTACAATGTTTTCGATGCTATCCGCTTCGGCCTCCGAAACAACTCCTAAATCCTCAGCTTGTCGAACCCAATCAATCACATCCTCCGTAACGCCAACTGTGTCTTTTACCTCAAGTGGATTTTTAAGTGCCAATTCTACTGGTATAATTTTCTCTTTACCCTTCCCCTTGACTGATTCCAATGCTCGCCCTGCGGCCTTCTCGGTTCCAAAATGTGATAATGGCTTGAAAGTCTTAATATCTGCCCTTGTTCCATGAAATGCAACCACCTTCCCCTCTGTGGGGGCGGGAGCAATTTTTTTCTCAACAGCTCCCGGACTGGGTACTTTTGCCCCAACAGGCTCTACGGCGGCCGCTGGCGCTTTGGGGGGTGTAATGGGTGCCTCTGCGGGCGCTGCGGCTACTGGCGCACGAGCTAGCGGCCCTCCTGCGGGTCTTGGCGCGGCGGCGGCCTCTGTCGGGGCTGCTGTGGGCTTAGTGGGGGCTAACTTTGAGACTTCTGCATTGTCCTTGATACCAGCGGCCCAATACCTCTTAGATGCCGCGTCAAGTTCCTGCGCCTTAATCCAAGCTTTTTTGTAGTTCCTTGCCAAGCCCTTAACTATCGCCTGAGCCTGTGGTGTTAGTTTTGAAAATACTATTTCACTCGGAACCTCAACACCGGCAACGACCGCTTCTTCCCGTAATGACTCTATTGTGGCGTCAATAAATTCCTTTTCAGGTTTTCCGGCAAGGAAATCAGCCAACTTCGGAAACTTAGCTTGTAATTTCAAAGCAGCCTTTTCAAACACTTTCGTACTCATCCCTGCCTTAGCGCCTTCGGCAATTAGTGGGATGGCAACAGAAAAACCCAATCCCCAGATAGCACCCTTCCTCGCAGCAGGGCCGATTGGCTCCCCTCGCCTCGCCGCTTCCGTAGATTGCCATGCTGCCATAAAAGCCATATTCTCCGGTGCGGTTTTGGCGATAGAAGTTAAAACCCTTGTCCTAAATGTGTTCCAGCCGCCATAAGTCAGTAACGCTTTTTTCCCGCCCAACTTAGCTATCTCTCTCCCAGCTATCCTTGATGCCAATTTCGAGCCAAGAGTATTGAAAAGACTCGATAGGCCAACTGCCTTGAAAAGAAAACCAAGGGTTTTGAACTCTAATGCTTTTTCAGATACCCAACCACCTACCTCCGGTAATTTTTTGTACCACGGAGCCTGCTCAATCTCGTCCGCCAGTCCACCGTGCGCAGTAAATTCGTCCTGTGGAAGCTGTGAGTCAACAAGAGAAAGAAATCCACGCCTTGCACCCGGCGCAAAGGCTTCCGCAAAAGCAAGATACGGACGAGCAAAAAGATTCTTTACCAAGGCCTGTGGTTCCCCATCGCCAGACCCCATGCCGCTTGTGGCAGGGTCAACTGCTTTGGGAACGGTAAATATATCCCAATTTTCCTTAACCTCGCCCAAAGGAACTTCTAAATCAATAGATGTATCCCAAACTTTACCCGCTCTGTCAAATGCATCTTGTGGCTCAAGGGGCTGAGGCTCCTGTGCTGCATTCGGAGTTTCAACGGCATCACCGAATGCGGTCGTTTCTGTATCATCGCCAAATAAAGTCTTAGCCATTATCTTTTTGTTCCGAAGTTACCGTTAATATCTTGATAACGAGTGCCTTTTGGTAGCGCATCGTATTCAGCTTGGGTTTTTACTACTGATACACTTTGCACCAATTCTTCTTCTCGTTCCAACTTTTTGGCTTTAATATCTTCAATGCTCGAATTCCAATAGTCATGTTTAAGTTGTTCGGAGTGCTGGAAAAAGTCCTTGCCGATTTTATCAGGATTCTCAGTAATCCAATCCCGTACTTCCTTATTGTACTGAGACAGATACCAGAATTGAAGTTGTCGCTTATCAGTTTCTTTGTCTCTGTTTGTAGTATCAAGTCCCTTGAGGAAATCAGCAAAAGCATCTTCGTCCCTTACATCAACAATCAATCTGCCTGCTTCAGTGTCCGCCCTTCTAATCGCTTCGGCCTGTGCAGACTTCAATGTAGTTGCCGCCGTATTGGTTAGCTCCTTATAAGTAGCATCGTCTATCGTAGGAGTATCGCCATAACGGGCCTCATTTACTGCTGTGTCGAATTGCTGTTTGGTTACTGCGCCACGCCATATATCAAGGGCCATAGTGTTCAAATCTGCCCTTGCTTTTTGGTTTGTCAATATAATTTCACCGGCCGCAATCCTGCGGGTCTCTGCCGCCGCCCATTTGATATATGCCTTTTGCTCGTTTTCGTCCAATCCAGCATTATCTATTTCGGTGGGAGTCGGCACTTGATTGTTAGCAAATTTATCGTTAAGGAAATTTCTACTTACTTCGCGTTGCGCTTCAATCGCTTCCTCGTCTCGTGATTTCTGATTTGCCAACTCCGTTTCAGCATTGGACTTCAAACTTTTAAGAACATCGAAATCAATACCTTCTGTATTTTCCGGTTGGTTCAGATAGTCCACTGTTTCAGACCAGTCAACTTCTCCATCGGGCCTTATGATAGTTTGCGATCTGCGGCTAAGGTCTGCTATCTGCCAGTCACCCATTATCTTGTCGAAATCCGATGCCGCTTGCGCAGGAGTTCTCGTCCTGTCGTCTATTGCGCCCTGTGTCAATAGTCTCGCTTCGGCTTGGGCCTGTGTGAAATCTTTAGTGGCGCTCACAGAAACTAAGTTCCTGAAATAATCTTTTTCATTGTTTATTTTTATCGTGTTGATTTTCTTTACGTCTGCTTCCCTATCCAAGAAAGAGCTTATGCGGTCTAACCAACTCTGGAATTTTTCCGCCCCTCTTGGGTTGTCGGGCCTGAGACTTTTCAAACCTGACCGCATTTTTCTATATCCTGAATCGTGCTCGTCTGCGGTGGCGTAAGCGGTGCGATGAAACTCATTAATTGACTCTCCCGCTATCCTGCGCTGTGTGTCAAATTGGGTATTACCCTCGCGCTCGTACCACTTATTGACTATTGCTGATGTAGCTTGAGCCGCTTGCTCTAACGCTTGCGCCTGTATACCTTGTCCGGTGTCGGCTATTTGCTGGACAGGGACACCGGGCGCTCTAAACGGCGTCAACGGTCGTTTCGAATGGTATTGCTCAAAAGTTGGCACGTTAAGCTCCTTTTATATCAGCGAAAGTTTGAAGGCCGGTAGCTGCTATTCCGAATCTACTTGCCCGTCTCTTTTCACGGCCTCTCAATAATGCGCTCCGGCCTGCCAGTCTACTTAACTGGGCGCCGGCGGTAAGACCTTGAGCGCCGACCGTACCGGTCCTGCGAATATCCAGAGCATCTATTTCGATTTCGCTGGCCGTTTCCTCCAAGACATCCAACGCCGAGCCTTCCGGTAATACCCCGCCCTGACCTAACACAACTCGCTGACGGGCCTTGAATCGCTCACCGGCCTTTCTATGCTGTTTTTCTTCTTGTGCTGCTGCGGCCTGTGCCTCTTGCGCTTCGCGTTCGGCAAGTTTCGCCTCATGTTCCCGCAGGGTTGCTTCGTCCTTGGCCCGCCGCTCTTCGGCTTTGCCCTGCTCGTACTGAGCTTTTATTTGAAGACCGCCCGATACCGCTAAAGCTACTATTAAACCTGCTGCCATAATTACCTCACAATCGCATATAAAAAACTGTCCGTCTTATCAGGTTCGTTTTGTTTCAGCCGGCCTTCCCGCTTGAATCCTAACCACTCGATATATTTCGCACCTGCCGGAAAATCACATCTAACGGTAGCGAATACCCGCCAGAAATCATGCTCTATCATTAACTCCCTTAACTTGTCTCTGGCTATCTTGGGGTCGATATGATACTTGCCTACATCCGGTGGGTACAAGGACCACGCCTGACCTACTCCTTTTCTTTCTTTAATGATACCGGCGCAAAGAGCTAACTTGCCTTCGTAGATAACCGAAAAGCCCTCAGCTTCAGCGCACCACTTCTCATCTTCGGTGTGGTCCCCGGGATACTGCGCCAGCATCTCCACGCCGTCAGCCGCTACATAATCTCTGATTTCGTAATTATCCATATAATTTCATCTGTTGAATTATTGTCCGTACAGTTAAAGGCAGGGGCAAACTCTGCCTTACGATTAAGTCCCCGTTAAGTCCGTACTGGCCCGGGAAAGTTACTTGTTTCTCGCCAGTAAATAACGGTACAGCCACACCCATAGCGTCCGTTGTTTTCCTGAACGGAATGTCATATAATTGGTCAGATGTTCCATCTTCTTTTAACGAGCCGTATGTGCAGCCGAGACTGTTATGGAAAGAAAAGACCGCCCTGTGCGTCCTCTTGACCTTCCCCCTTATAGACTGGCCCGGAAAATCAAGTTTCATCGGTATCAATTCGGAATTGTAGGGCAGGCCCATGTGGACTTTATTATAATATTCTGTCAAGATTATCACGCCGGAAGTTACTACAACGTCAGCATGAACCGAACCATCACCTAAGACCGATACTGTTTTGCCCTCTAAATGGCCCGCGCCAGAAAAGGTATTATCTACTTTCTCGACTGTCCCTGCGATGGTAATAGTAATCGTCCCGGCCACAATGGCCTTGTTAGACATTGTAAACCAATCGTCCTTTAGGGCCGTAATAGTCGTGTCGTCCGGTATTCCCGTACCCGTTATCGGCGCTCCTACCGAAATCTTGGCTATGTCGGCGGCGCTTACATTCGTTATATCTTCACTGTCGTAAGTCGTATCGCCGGTAATCGAGGCCGCGAAAGCCGTAAAAGACAGACTGTTTATATCTACTGTGTCCAGTTTGTCCCTGAGTTCAAAGGTTTTGGCGCTTGTGTTCGGATTCGATACGGTAAAGACCTCATTTCTTACCTGAGTCATCCCCCCAACATATCGTATCCTGATTTGGTCGCCGTCAGCTACATTATTTCCATCGCCGTCCGTCGGGTAGGTGTCCATCGTTACAACAGCGGGGTTGGCTTTGGTTATCCCTGTTATAGTTACCGCGTCGCCGCCGTCAAAAGTCAGGCCGGAATCCACAAAGAAGCAGTCTTTTTGGTCATCACCCCAATCGCGGGGTTTCATATATTCGATACAGCGAATGACAGTACCATCGGCTTTTGTTCTTTTTACGATCCACCAGACCTCATCTTCGTTTACACCGGGAATTACGCCGACATCTTCAAACAAACCGTCCGTCTCAACCGGGAACCATCCCCAAATCTTTTCACCCGGCTCAAATGTCATACCGATCCCCTTGCCGTTTGCCAAAACGCACCACAATACCGGTTCCGGCTGCTGCTGGTAGGCCATACTTACTATGCCTGATTTGGTGATATGCTCCGAGAGTGTTGAATAGTCAAACGCATCGTAACCCCCGGATTCGCCCTGATCGAAAACAAACTGAGCACCCCTGACTACTCTTCCTTCCTGTTGTACGAATAAAACCACACTTGCCAGCATGATGGCCTGTATATCCCTGCTGCCGTAAGCTGTTTGGAGTTTGGGCCTTGTCGGGTTGCCCGGCGTCAGTGGTTCGGAAGCGTCAAAAGCACCTAACTTCCATTCCGCACCGGCTGTACCCATGAGTAAAATATCTTTGGATATAAGCCACCGGATAGCATTCATCTCGCCGGCAGCGAGAGAATATGAAACAGCTTGGTCGTCCAGCGTACCCCCCCTGAAGTTCTCCCAGTCGAAAGTCACACTGCCCTTGAGGTTGTGTGGCTCAAAGCGCGTACCGCCTGCCATCAACCGTTCTTCGTGGAATGTAGCACAAGGCGGATAGCCCCTCTCATCGCTCCATGCGCCCTCAGACCATAGCTTCGTGGCCGACTCACTGTTTATTATCCTCACGACCTCACCGGTTGCTACCGTTGAACTCGTAAAGGCAGTTACCTTGACTATGCCGTAATGGTAATAACGCTCTACAGATATATTGGCGGTGCAATCGCCCGTCCATGCAGTAGCCAGCGAGCGCATTCGAAGCCACGCATCGCCGACTTCTTCGTTGCCTGATATGTTGAAATTCGGGTCGCCCGCTACATTCCTTTCAAACGCATCACCCAGCGAGTGCCAAGTTGAACCATCATCGTAGCTTCTCTCCACGACAATCCTGCCCGTCCATGTTCCGGCAGTGCGAAAATTCCAGCTACCGATTACATCTTTTAACGAACTACTGGTTTGCGCGGCTGCTGAAAAAGCGTTCCTTATCGTATTTGGCGATACCGTCTCATCGGCGGTTCTCTTGTGTTTTATCAGCCAGAACGAGCCTACATGGTTTTCTGTGAAGATAGATTTCAGTGCCGTCATTGTTACCGCAAGGTCAACTGCTAAAGGCGCAGACCCCGCACCCGTTACCGTAATAGTCGTATCGGTTTTGTTCTCGGACATGAACGGGGGCCAGTCGAAAACAATACTCTCTAACAACCAGTCGTCATGCGCGAACCTTGATAATTTCCGGGGGTTATAGTCAGGGTGGAAACCGTACAGAACGTCCGCCGACTGAATCCTCTGTATCCCGAACAGATCGGCCTCAAGGTAAGGGCTGGTTATTTCGTAGATAACCGTGCTGGATACCGAAGCCACTTCGGCGGCGGTCAAAACATCACCGAATACCGCTACGTTGTCTATCTTGTCCGCCCATATATGGCCTAATGCGTCAGCCGCGTCGATTCGGGCACCGATACGAACATCGATAGCGCCAGCCACCATTTTGACGTAACTGGCATTGTTCGCAGCGGTCGAATCCACCGCTGCGCCATCTACATATAATGTAATGTAATTGGCGGCGGTCTCTTTTGTCCACGAACCATGTTCTCCCTCGTAAGTAGCGATTATATTATGCCAGCCCTGCGCCAAGGCATCGTCCGAAGTGGCCTTTATTTCTATATTGTTCGTCTCATCATAAAGGGCTAACACCAGCGTTTGGTCAGTATCTATATACAACCGCCACTCCCTATCCGTCGCGCCCTTCCATTTTGAAATAAGCGTCTGCGTAGCGCCGACAAGAGTAACGTATCCCATTGCCATCAAACTGAAATCACCATCAACACCTTCTACAAAAGAAAAGTCTGCATGACTGGTGATTACGACGGCATCTTTGCCGTTAAGATTAAAACAACCTGTCCCTACTTTGCCTGTTTCATGGCGATCTTCGGTATCAGCTACGGCAAGTACCCCGTCGTGTGTATTACCATCATCATCAAGGACGGCATTAGTTCCCAAATCGTCATTCAGTAACCAGTGGCCCTTGATATTGTCCAGAGCGCTTAAATCTTCCGTTCCCGCCGGCGTTAATATCTGGCCCCTGTCCTTGATAAATCTTATGTACTGATCGCCATACTCCAGCATGTAAGCCTGAACGGTGGAATACTTGAAAGGGAACAGCTTTGCTTTCTCGGAACTGTCCTTGACCTCAGCTGCATAATAAAGCCCTGGCCTCCTGACGGCAGGGCCGTAGCGGGTGCATATCATATTTAACGCGCTGCGGCAAGCGGAATAGAACTTCTCTAAATCACTCCGCCCGTCGAGGAGCGGGCTCCATTCGCCACCTGAAAAACTACGTTGTATTATATCGGCCACTTTATATCCTTAATCGTGGTAGTGGATTTCGATTGTTCCTATTATGTTGTCCCAAACTAAAACGCCTGTCTCATCATAGTTTACTGACAAAATATCACCTTTGTCGAATTCATAAGTACCATGAGCAAAGGGTGGGTCTGTTATCTCTACTTCTCTGCTCGGCGTGCCATCACCAGTAAAAGTCAGGGTCGCTCCCATATCAACGTCATCTTCAAATATCTCAATCTCCAAAGTATCTAAATTGGTTTCTGTGGTGAATGTCAGACTGACCCCTTGTCCAAGAATGCAACCATCTCGAATTGCAGTGAACCCTACATCCGCAGCAAACCGTATGGTCTGTAACACACTCCCTGTTTCCATACGAGCAAATCCATCTGCACTCGCCGCTATTGTGTCGGCCCATTGTAAACTCTGGCGGGTGTTGGCTATATACTGAGTTACTTCTATAGTCCCATCAGCCCTTATAGCCATTTGTTTTACTTCTGTATCTGAGCCATCAGGAGAAGTCCAAAACTCAATCATTCCAGGCATATCATCAGCACCTGGGTCTCCATCTACTAACACTCTAATACTTGCAGCATCGGCCCAAGCAGTACCATCCCAGCCCACAAACCAAACTCTACCGATAGCTCCACCATTTGTTACTATTGTCCCTGCACCAAAATCCCCCCTCGCCTTTCTTATCTTAATACCTGAGGGAGCAGAGGTTGTATCCTTGTATCTATCAAAAAACGCCGGAACACCTTCTACTGCTATTACAATGCTATTGAATAATCTGCCAAACGCAGAACTATCGACAGCAGCCGAGTCATACAGGTTCCCAAGAATAGTATTATTAACTTCTAAGCTATCATCTTTTATTCCTTCGGCCTCTGTATTGGAGACGAAGTTATTAGATACATTATTTAACTCACATTCTTCTCCAATATAAATTCCATAAGCATTTTTTGTAGCGTGAGCGTCTACACCGATGATTATATTATTAGTAACTACGTTGTAATGCGAAGGAGTAGTAAAAGGAGCATTTTCATCTGCTATATATATAGCTGCAATGTCTGTATCAGTCCTCGTACCATCTCCTATGTCGTATAGTATATTATCTGTCATTACACAATAATTAGAAGCATTTTCTAATTCCAAACCATGCCCTCCGGTATCCCAAACTATATTATGCGTGTAGATATTTCTCCTCGCCGCATCGTTATCCATGCCATTATCACCACAATCGTGGATTCGGTTAGCTGTGAATAAAAGGTCTATAGCATTATTGATGTCTGCTCCGTCATCATCTATGTTGACTATCTCACAATGTCTAATAGTACAATGCTCAGGAGTACCTGTGCAAAAAATCCCATCCTGGCCGTTCCGTTCTGAATTATCTGTGCCATCAAAATTTGCAATCTTCACATATTCAATAATAACTTTACATGGGTCGTTAAGATGTAGACCTGCAAACGTATAAGTACTCACAGCTACATCTTCTCCACTAACTGTTAGACGTGATAAGGTATTGTGTCCATCTGCGGCGGCCCAACTTATCATTTTCGTGTTCGCTCCTAAAGCATTAGACCACTTAATGAAAGTAACATCCATGCCTTGCCCTTTAACATTAACAGTTCCCTCCATAACAAGGCCCGTTTCCAAATTAAAACTACCAGTAGAAAGCTCCACTGTACCAACAGTCAAAGCATCTATTGCCTCTTGAATTTCTGTATCATTTGTACCGTCAGAAGTATAATCTGCTCTTGTAATTTCAGCAGCCGTAGCATCAGACGCCGCTACAAATAAGGTCGCAGTTCCGCCGGTTTTTACCGTTACTGTTCCCGTTGCTGTTAAGTTTGCAGTTGTTATTGTTCCATCAACTAACAAATTATTATCACCTGCATCACTATCACCGCCAACATGTAACCCGCCGTTTATTGAAAGTTTAGATGCTGGTGTAGTTGTGTTGATGCCAACGTTTCCATTCAAAAGGTTATATTCCGAAGCATAAAATCTCATTGGAATATTAGCAGATAGGGCATCATTAAATGCCGCAAGCGCCAACTCAGAACTTTGAAGACCGATACCAAGATTTATGTCGGCTGCTCGCCTAATAATAAGTTTATAATTGGCGTCCACCGTAGTAAGTCCGATGCCGACGTTGCCCCCTTGCAAATTCATAACACTATTACCACTTGAATCGCCTAAATGTAAATCACTAATTTCAGCTTGAATATACATATCTGTATTCCCAGATGACCCATCACCTGCATAACAAGTTCTACTCCAAACGCCTGCATCTGTTCCTCCAAATTCAATAAACGCAGCGGTTGCCGAGGCTGTTGCACCCGTATCTCTAAGCCTCAAAACAGGGCTTGATGATTGTATCTCTAAATCTTCCCCCGGGCTCGCCGTCCCAATCCCGATAGTACCTGCGTTGGAAATGTTGCCACTCGTATCTATGTCTATGCCACTGGATACAATCGAGAAATCATCATCCCCGCCAGAGCCGATGACGACAGTGCCATTTGTTGTAAGCGAAGTAATCCCGTCTACTGTACCACCATTTATATCAAAGTTGCTGCCGCTAATTTCGTCGTTGCCCATCTCCAAGGTAACGTCTACAAAAACAACCCTTTTATTTGTATAGTCAAAGAGCACATAATCGCCATTGACTGTGGTACGCCAATAGATATCAAAGCCATAATCAGAATCGCCTATATTCCAGTCGTTATCTTCGCTCGTAGCATTGAATGTTGTCATTTCAAGAGAGTCACCGTCATAAAGAAACTTAGCACCTCTTCCCGAGCCCTCAACGCCAAAGGCAAGGGAAGCGTTATTCTCAAAGTGCATTTGGTTATTGGTCCTATCCCAGTCAACATCCCGCCCCGCCGTAGCCCCGTCAAAGTGAACATCGCCGTTAAGAACTGTATCGCCAGACAAAGTAACTGTATCCCCCGCATTTATATTGTCCAACTGGTCGCCATGATTCTGCCATACGCTTGAGGGGAGCATGAAAGTTATATGCGCATCAGTAGACCCTTCCAATGTCGCGGTTATGGTAACGTTCTGGCCATTTGAGATATTGCCATATAGTTCAAAGAGCAGTCTTTTCGTAACGCCCGTAAGGACTTCATCCCTTACCACGGCATGTATATCGTAGCTTTCTGCCGAATTGGTAATTCTTTCCTGAATTTCGCTGGTAACAACCAACGTCTTATTGGAAGAGCCATCGGCGTCTACAAAGCTGAGTGTCCAGTAAACATCCGTAGGTGCCCCTCCAGCGTTCTTGTTCAAGTGTATGTGGCAGTCATAAACACCTGTCCTTAAATCAAGGGTTCCTGGTACGCCCGCCTCACTCAACCACGAGAGAGCTAATTGGTCGTCTACGCCTGCGTTGAGAGGTGTAGGGTTAGATTCCGTGCTCTCAGCCTCACCTGTTTCCAATGGAAACATGACGTGAGTGTCGGCCACTACCCCATCATCAGTATCAGATAAGAAAAGGTCAAAAGAAGAACCCACGGCAAGGTCTACATATTCTTTAGTTGCAAGGTGGTTAGGGTCAAATGGGAAAATGCCTTTGAATACAGAAGTAAACGCCCCGCCATCGGCGAATAAATTGCCTGTAGTCGTCAGGTTCTCATTATCAAAATCTATCTCCCCGCTGTCGGCGGTAATTTTCAGATCACAGCCGCCTACAGTGCCTATTTGGGGGACATCGGTGGTTGTAGAAAACTGAATGTAATCATTAGTATCATCATTTGATATTAGATTCAAAGCTCCCTTGCTGCTGATATTGCCCGTATTTGCATCTTTTCTCCAAAATACTTTTACATAATTACTTGAATCCTCTGCTATAAAGAATCCAACTTCTACACCATCGTCAGATTCAATTCTAAAACTTGGCCCACCAATTATTTTTATAGCAGGAACGTTGCCGCTTGTGAAAAAATCAAGGTAGTCATCTGTATCGCCGGAAGGCTGTAACTTAACGCTACCAGCGGGTGCTCCTATCCAATCACCAGAAGGTGCTACAGTTAAATTGCCACTCGAATCTACCGTAAAATCGGCCTGATTAGAAGCATCATACGCGAGTTCTAACTGCTGGGAAGTAGTGGTAATAGTAACCTTGCCGGGAAAAAACTCATCATCTATTGCCCCCGTCAGGACAAACAAAAGTAAAAAACAAACCATTGTCATCATCCATTTATTCATGCTATCTGTATCTTCTTTCCTGTCACTACCCATGCGTCACCTGTTCTTCTTTCAAATATTTCATAAGCACCAGCTATTCTTCGGCGGGTGTTCCCATTTGAGCCCGGTACATTGCCGGGTTTCACAAGTTCTATCGAAGCCACAGAGATATTGCTCACCTTCACCCACGCGCTGCCGTTCCACTGGACCATATCACCGATAGTAGGAGAGCCGACAGCGACATCATTCAAGTCGTTAAAGTTCTGGACCAAAGGCGCAGATTCGCCGCTCGCTGGTTTATTCTCAAGGTCTTTGCCCGCCGAGTCCCAGCCGATGAATTGGTTTGCTGCCGGTTCGGGGAAAACGATACCTGTTGTCGATGAGTGGATAGGGAATTTGGGGGATCGTGCCAATTGCTCCAATAATTGCAATATTCGTATAACGGCACGGTCGAAATCGTCTTGATGCTGAGTTTCAGAGTGGCTGTCAAGGTTAAGCCATTTGGTCTGCTGCGTGTCGGGGATATGGCGAATGATCAAAAGTGTGCCCGCCACCAGCGGCGCTGTAAAGCCATCAGTCGATACCGTACCCCCATACTTGGTAAAGATTACACCGTAATCCGAATTGAGCGTAAGCTGGGCGTATAAGCCTCCAGTGGCCTTGAAATAGACTTCGACTTCCGTCTCGTTAAATATGAGTAGGTCGAAATCGAAATCCTCAACGATGCCATCGGTCGTCAGTTCTGCGGTCCTGTTTGTTTCTGAGGCTACTGTCATCTCTGTCCACCTGCTGATTGCCATGTATCCTTACCTTTTTCGTCAACATATCCCTCTGAGGCGTCCGATGTTTTGGCCCTCGGCAAAACCACCCTCTCCAAATACTCTATTAGCTCAAGGCGTAAGCGGTTTTCCTGTTGCAAGGGAAAAGTCAACCGTATCGCTATCTGGGTCGAAATAGCTTCGACTAAAAGCGGGTCGAACTCGTTCACGTCCGTTATCCGTTTGGTGTAAACCATTTCGCATGTACTCTGGCTGGTATAAATAGCCCGCCCTTCTTTCTTCCAGTCGTACAGGTCATTGTTAATCGTGCGGACTTTCAGGCAATACGGGTTCGCGGGGAACAGGAAGCGATAGGCCAATTTGTGTGTGAAGTCGGTAGAATCATAAGTTGCATCACTGGCAACGATCTTCGTGTGCTTGGCGCACCCCCAGTTAGCCATACACAGAACCTCATCCACTGAGGGATCATAAAAAGTCTGGCATAATCGGGCGTTTGGCGAATCCTCGGTATCAATATTGGCTATCCGGTCCGCACCAACCATACCGAGTCCGACGTTACATATTTCAGTTATTGACCTTGCCATTATCGTTCTCCAAACAACATTGATCGAAAACTGTTTTCATTTCGCTCATTCTTGCGTGTCCGCATTTGACCGTTGGGTCGCACCACAACTCAAACCCGCATAGTTTTGCCTTTGCAGTAAAGAATAAGTCCTGCCCTAACAGCAACCTGCCGGGTGCGAATACATCCTGATACCACGGCCACCCCATCTTTTCGTATACATGCCTCTTGACCAGACAGGTAGTTCCTCCGAAGTGATGCGCCCGGAACAGTTCGTTCGGCAGTTCATCGTATTTTACCGGGTCGAACGCATTATCAGGCGGGTCGGTCGGGTCGTATTTCATTACCGACCAAACCGGCTCTCCCCTGTATATTGGGGTGGCACCGACAATTATATCTTTGTCGTGCGCCATCAGTCTTTCGATGGCATCGATAGGAGGTAGAACGTCTTTGTCGATAAAGAAAATGTGTGTGACATCCGGCAAATGCTGTAATGTGTTGTAAATCACGTTGTTCCTGCCGAAAGCTGCGAAGCGGGTGCATTCGTAAAAAGCCACCATGTTAGGTTTGCGCTTTTGGTATTCTACCCATAGGCAGGTCTGGACATCAATCTCCCTGTTGTAAGGGAGCGGCACACCGATAACAACAAAGTTGTCGTCCTTGCATTGTGCTATTTTTTCGTTCGCCGCAACTACATCCATGCCGGGCTTTTCTTCAATAGCTTCCACAGTGATTTGAGTGTTATCAAACGGCACCACTATTTTCTCGCCTGTCGGTTTTGGAGTTTCAGCTACAGGAACGGCCTTTGGCTTATCCGCTAAGTTCACCCCATCCGCTCTATGCCAGTGGTAGACGTAAATGCCGGTCATCAGACCTACCTTGATGTCCTTGTCCCGCAGGTCCATGTGCAAGAGGTTGTCGATGCCAGTGAGCCGGTTCGGTTCCAATAATCTGAACGGTACTTGCTTCCATGCTGCTTTCTTATACAACATCACAACCCCGCTAAGTGGGGCATGGTCCGGGCCGTGACCAATATCTTCGCACACCGTTACGTCTACAGCGTTTGAGCCGTTGTCTTTCTGCATGTTAGCACCTACGTTCCGGTGGTAAGCCATGTCGTGGTTAATCTTGTTGATGCCCATAGGTATCTGCCATTCGGCGTATGCCCTGTTGACAGTAACCGTCAAACATGAAAACTCCGGGTGCTCTTTGATAACCTTCTCCATCTGCTGATACCAGTCGGGTGTGGTAAACATGGCATCGTGGTCGATAAAGCAGGCCCAGTCATCGTCATTTGGCAGTAGGCGCATAAATTCATTGTACGTCCATGCCAAGTCTCTTTCGTGCTCCTTCGGAGCGTAAGCAATAAATGTGTAAATCATCTTTCAGTCCTTTCGCGTTTTTTTATATGGTCAAAAATATGACCTCGGTACTTAAATAAACGTACTTCTTCGTCAGTAAAAAACCGTTCAGTTGCCCCAAATTCCCACCTCATAAACTCACCGCACTTCCAATAGGTATTGCCGTCTTCGTGCTTGTCCCGTGAGAGCAACACGCAAGGAAAATCAATGCCCTCTGGGCAGTTGAATAGATGGTCAACATTTTCCCATATCTGTCCGGGGTGCAATTCCTGTGGCTCATCTGGACAGGCCCACGATTTGCCTTTTGGCAAAAACAGAGTACAAAGGCCAACAAGCCAAGCTTTGATTAGATTTCTACGATTCATCTTTCAGTCCTTTCTAAACCAAAAACATCCACAACCGTATTCTTGTTCGTCCGCCAACGCCGGCGGCGCGTTTCTGATAAGATTTCCCTTGTCCGGTATCAAAGAGAACTCAATCAACTTCAACTCTTTGAAGTATTCAATTATCTGTTCGTAGCTATAAATCCTATGAAGGTTAAATAAGACTTTCGGCTTCCCTATCGGGACCACAAACAGAAGGTCACGCGATACAACTCTCGTCAATTCGGATATAGCTTTCAGGTCGCCGTTGGGGTCGATGGGATCGCCGTACCTACCCAGCCCGATATGTTCGACAACGTGCATACAGGACAGAGACTCTATCGAGTTATCGGCACAGGGTAACTCGTTCAGGTCGGCAAAGTCTGTTAGTAAGTTATCCAATGATAGCTCCGGTGGCCTGAAATCGTAAAATATCGTTGGTATAAACGCAGAGATGATCGCATTGAAAGATACTGACGAGGAAATATCGGTATGAATCTCAGGCTTGGTCTCGGCAAGAATACGAGCCGCCCAAGCTGTGTGATAGATATAATGCTTGTCGATGTCCGTAGATTCATTCTTGATAATCATCGCGTCGTAAATCTCAAAGCGGTCATCAGTTGACATCTGGAAAAATTGTTCTATTTCCGACACAGTAAAGCATTCCTCTGTAATTCACCGATTCTGGCAGCGCTGAGATCTTGGGTTTCAATGACTATATCTGCCGCCCCCCGCCTCTTTTTGTATGCACCGTAGCCGCCCGAATCTATCCGTGGCCATGTCAAGCCCTCCCTCAGCCTGATATCGTAGCCCCCACCGTTACGGGCGGCGTCACCTATTTGTGTTCCTTTGTATGGGAAGAAAACCGTGCAATCGAAATCAAACGTATCGGGACACTCGCTGCGATACCTCTTAATGAAATCGTGGGTCTTCTCGAATGTTTCTTCCGTCTCACCGGGCAGGCCGATTATGAAAAACCCTTTGACCCTCATGCCTGCGCAGGTGACGTTCTTTACGAAATCGTGCATCTGGGCCACGGTCGTTTTCTTATCGACGGTATCTAATATCTCCTGAGAAGCGCTCTCTGCACCGAATCCTACTTCTACACAGCCGGAATCCGCCAGTAGCTCCGCCATTTCTTTTGTCATTGTCGCTGCGTGGCCGAAGCATCGGAAGGTCATGGAATGCCGTTTCAGTATCTCTAAGTAGGGTTTTACTTTCGCAATATTCAGCGCAAACAGGTCGTCGAATATCATTACCGCCCTGATACCCATGTCGGCAATGCCCTTGATTTCTTCTTCGAAGTGCTCGACAGAATACCATCTTGCTTTGGTTCCGGCACTCTCACAGAACCTACACCGCATCGGGCAGCCCCTTGAATTAACGAGGGTAGTTGCTTTGGTCCCGCCCAGATTATAGTCGTATCTGTCAAGATGCATCTTGTTCCTGTATGGTACAGGGTAACTGTTCATCTCGGCTTCGGTGAGTTCGTCGTGATATATCCGTTGCTGCGGCATGTCTCCTGTTAGAAGTCTCTCGAACACCCTCTCACCGTCACCGCAAACGATAATATCAAACGGCTGCTTTTTGCATTCATCAAGGTAGTGTGTGGCGTGTGGCCCGCCAATCATAACTGTTATGTGCGGATATTCCTTCTTTAAGAACCTGCATATAACGTAAGCCTGCGCGCTCTGCGGAGTCTGGCAGGAAATACCGATTATATCATAGTTCCACACGTCTACCATGCGCAGGTTATCTGTAAACCCGACATCAGCGCCAATCCTGTTAGCCACTGCTACAAGGTATTGAATCCCCAAATAGGGAAACACATACTGGTCGTCCAAAAAGGGACTATCCAGCGTGGCAAGCAATATCCGCTTGCCTTTTAATGAATTGTGTGTATTTATCTTCATTTTCCATTACGCATTGAGGGGCATCTAACGGTTCTATCGAAAACGTCATGTCCGACCGCTCGAATATATCTTCATTGTTTTCGACGCATCTCTTTAACCTGTCCGTGTCCTTGTGATAGTCGGTATCGAACTCGGCGTGCGCGAACGCCTCTAACTTCTTTGGTATGTCCTCTGGTGGTACTAAGTAAGAGAAGTGCCAGCCGGCGTTTGTAATAATCGCGTCTGGCTTGGCTAATCGCAAAGCATCAGCAGTATAATAGTCTCTGTATCTGCAAAAAGCAGGATACCACCAATCCTGATTGGCCCGGCAGTTGAAAAAGTAGTAAAATAGCTTCATTCGCAAGTGGATAGGGACTTGATAATCTTCCATCAAAGCTATAGTCCTGTGGTCCACTATCTCGTCGAGGTCGGAGACTATGATAATGTCGTCCGGTTGTGCGTTATCAAGTCCGATAGCGATGTAATTTCTTTGGTTGCGGTCGTTGTCGAACCTGTTCGGGGCAAAAACGGCCGGGTTGTAAACTACATGGGTTATTTTATCCTTGAACGGCGCGAACACCTCGTCGTCCTTGACCTCGTCATAGTAAAGCCTCTTGGGCTTGCCCGAATGGGTGTGTGTGGACTCTACTAATACGAACTTATCAACTACCGGCGACAACTCTTTGAGCCGAATCTCTAACAGCATCAACTCATCGAAAAATGTAAAGCAATCGTATATCACTTTATCGCCTCCACTCTCAGGCACGGACAAAAGTCTCTGTGGTAGTCCTGTGCTTCGGTAAACTTGATGTACTTGAACCCTGCTTTTACAAGCATGTAATCCAGTCGTGCTTCGTTAGCACCCCATCGGTGAATGTCTGTGTCGTCCCCGCCGCGAAAGCTGCCGTATATGCCTATGAGGAGTTTTTCTTTCCCCGCTTCGTCGGCCTCCAGGTACACTTCAAGGACCTTGTCAAGGTCGGGCATTTCTATTACCAGATTTCCGCCCGGCTTCAGTACTCGATACCACTCCTTCAGTACTGTTATCAATAGCCCGTACTTTTCTCCATATTTGTCGTCCACGTTAGCATGGAGGCAGACAGGCATGTGCTCAAAGACATGGTAGGATTCGATAGTATCGACAGAGTTTTCCGCGTAAGGTAATGCCCGGATATCGCACACTACGTCAGTGCCCTTTGATTTCCTACAGTCAATGTTTACATAACCCTCAAGCCGTTGCCTGCCGCAACCGAGATGCAGTTTGACCGCTTTGTGATGCGGAAAAGGTGAAATCGGGTCGCTGTCCCAAGGGTCGAAAGATACCAGTTTTTCGCCCTGATAGTCGGGCCTCCAAAACTCGCCGCCTTTTTCGTTCAGCATTGCCGCTGTGAATGAAAACGTACTATTGGAGGCCAGTAATACATCGGCGTGCTGCATCACATAGTGGTCGAGGAACATACCCATCGCCTCATTGGTCGGCTTGCACATAACAGGGGCGTATTTCTTAAAGTCAGGTATAACCATTTCCAGATCGTCGCTGGCAATAAAGATAGTTGGGTTGTCAAACCTTTCAAGGTTCTTATCCAGCCAGTCAACGTACCATTGAGACGGGGCTACTCTGTTCGGGGGATTGCAGTAGTCGCCTCTTCGAATATGTATACAGATGAGCGATGACGACACGCCCCTTGGATGCTGTCTGAGAAAGCTGTCCGTCTTTTCCCGCAATTCATTCTTGGGTACGAATAACTTCCTGAAGAAATCCTTGTACGGAGCGTAATGTGATGTGTGGTATTGGAAATAACCATATACATCGCAATCCGGCCCCAGTACTCCGTTGCTCCAGATAGGAAGCTGGCTTGAGCCTAAATCTATGTGCGGTCGTGGGCTCGATGATAGAACAGGGTCATTGCACCCCTCAAACAGTTCACGGCCTATCCAACCTTTAGGTATCTGTACTTCGCACCCTCTCTCCTTGGCGTATATTTTCAACGCCGCATATTGGAATAGTTCATTACCATACGACCTGTTGCCAACAGTCTCGTAACAATCTAATTTTTCCATCGCTATAAACATAATTTCCCTTTCAGTTCTTTCGTTTGAGGGTTTGGGGACGGAAAGAACTGAAGTTCCAGCCGCCCCCTCGCCCTTTTTTCTGCTACGTTCCTTTTCTTGTCAGCGGAAGAGGTGGACCAATCCACGCATTGAACTCAGCCGCCCATGCTGTTTCAGCATTAGACCGCCAATACATCAAGCGAAGATAACGATTAGGTAAGCCTGTCATGTCATGGGGAATACTTACACAAAGTATCTTACCGTCGCTGTCGTTGGCCGCTTGTATCTCCGGGATACGCATTCTCTTCTCGATTAAGAGTGAACCCGTATCGACGAAGGTAGAACCTGTGCCGCCCTGCAACTTAAACGCACACCATTCAGTAGCGCCAATGAACGTATATTCGTTGGCGGTGTAGATGTTCAGGTAGAGTGGAGTGCCCGCACCGATGTCGAGGCCTGTAGCCCCTAAATCAATGATGTTGGTAGAAAACGTCTGTGTTGCCGCCGCTGTTGCGCCGACAGTCTGAGCAGAGGACAAAATAAGTTTTGCGTCTCTAATCATGATATAGACCCTTCCCTGATACCAATAGCATCCACTCGCTTGACCGGAACACCCCTGAAGAGGGTAATCGGCTTGCCGCTGAAGTTGTCGATGGTGTAGTTCACGTTCGTTTTATCGACCGCGAATATATCCATCTGAGTCTTCACATTCAGACCGGCGTAAATCTTAGCACCTGCGCCCTGGTAAGGCATAGCATTAAGGGCTTCGATCATCCTGTGATGAATCTCTGATGTGGAGCTGGCAAACGTCATGGTGTTGCCTGAAGTGTAGGTAGAACGGATATTGGCTATACGCCTGATACATCGTTCGTCCCTAACTACAAGACCTACATGGATTTTGAAGTGGCTCACGAGTGCCTGCATCAGTGATGGTGTCCCGGCAGTAGTCGTTACATCGATGGTCTGTTCGCCGAGGTTTTCATGGACTACACCTACAGTAGGTGAACCCTTGGGATAAACCATGTGGACCTTGTCCGGGCCCCATTGAACAACGTAGATGCTGGTGTCGTCCGTCGTGGTGTTGGCTCCACCGTCAAAGACTTCATTTAAAGCCTGTGCGTTCAGTCGTTTGGGGAGACCGTTAAACCTCGCGGGGTCTAATGTTGTATTACCGTAAACGGTGAGCGTGTCCCCGGAATGTGCCGCGTTGAACATGACCTTCGACAATTCCTGCGCAAGACCTTGGATAAACGCCCTATCTTCACCTGAACGGAACTCGTTCACGTTGCTGGACAATTCCGCCAAGAGCTTGTCAACTCGACTGTACGCCTCTAAGATTCCAATACCTTCGGTGATCTGCTTGGTGCTGGAAGCCTCTGGAGCTACGCCTTGATTGACACCGCGCCAAGTACCTTGAGGTACACTGGTGCGCTGGGTCGTAACGTGACTCATCGACTGGTTTGCAGGTAGCCAAATTGCGTCCTGAAGCCATTCTTCGGTTGTCGCAAGAACCTCGACAATCACCTGAAGGGCGTCCATGTTGGTCCGCTTGGCTAATTCGAGGAGCGTAAGCTGATCTCTCATATTGAACTCAGCCATAGCTTGTTCTCCAAAAAAGCGAGTAATTTTCGGAGAACACCCCGCTACCGTAGCGGACTCTCCTGCAAGTTACGTCTGTTAGACGACCTGACTTACAGGTTTACATTGGACCCTATCTTTTCCACTCAAGCTGACATGCTCTTAGCCTTGAGCTTCCCAGATAAAGCAACCCAAAATTAACCCTTTCGGGATTATCTTTATACTGAGCGTGGTGGAGGCGGATAAGATAGCTCACCTTTAGCAACTTTCGCTATGGAATCGGCTTGTTCTTTTTGACGCCTTGCCATTTCCACAGCAGCTTTCTTCGCGGCTGTCAATCGGTTACTATCGCCCCGGATCACATCAGCCTCAGCCAATGAACGGGCATCTGATTCCGCTTCCCAATTACTATCTAAACCATCCATAATTTACTTTCCACTATCTCCTACTACCTTGTCATAATTTAACTGGCCGGGCGTGCCACTCCCACTTGCTGGCGAACCGCCCTCCGGCACCGTATCGCCCTTGACCAGCTTCCAGCATTCATGGAAGTAGTCCACGACCGCAGGATGACTGTCTATGCCCTTTTCTTTCAATAACTCCGTAAATGCCTTGTTGGTTTCATCGTTGCCGGGCAATTCGTGGAACCTGTTGGCCATCCCTAAGACCGCATCGTACTTCGCGCCGTGCTTGGCCTTCAATGTGTTTGATGCGGTTTCAATAGCCTTGTCGCTTTCTTCCTGCGCAAATTTGACGTTGGCCGCCGTTACCGTGTTGTGCATCTCGACCTGACCGTCAACTACCATTTTCAACAAGCCCTCAAATATGCCCTTCGGAACGTGGTTGTCGTGGGCGTACTGGGTGCATTTCTTCACCAACGCATCATCATACGCCATTCCTTCCGGCATGTCCGGCGCGACTACCTCGTAACCTTCGACCGTATCAGGACAGCCTACCTTTGTCCTGTGTGCCTTAATCTGGTCTGCTGTGGGCTTCTCGGGTAAGGGCTGTATTGAGGAACTTACGAGTTTCTGGGTATCGATATAGCTCTTGCATACCGAACCGAAATTCTTGTGGTCTTTCAAATCGCCTTGTTTCAACGCTCCGGTGTCGTCCTTCTCGAACGTACCTTCGGGCATGTTGTCGAGCCAACCGTCCTGAAACGTACCATTCTCACCTAAAATGCTTTCTGCTGCTACTGCATCACTCATTTTTCAATCCTTTCAATAACTCTACGTCTTCCTTAATTATCTTTTTATGCCGGGCAATATCTACCGCTAACTGAGCCCGACAGTCAACTCTATGGCATTTGGACAAGTCCTGTTCCATTTGAGCGAGTTCCTCTTTGTTTCTGGCAATCCTAACTCTTGTAATGATTTTTTCGTCTATCTCAGCTATTTTGTTATTCTTTCAAATATCTTTTGTTTTGATAAATCCGTAAAACTATCAGAACCTACAACATCGTCCCAACATTGGTCTTTATTGGCAATTAGCTGGTCAAACAACAAGATTCCTCGGGCTGCATCTTCCGGTGTCATATACATATTCCACCCTACCATCGAGAACTGGTCTTGGTCATACGGAACGTCCATGCTACGGCCTTCGAAAGATGCCAGCTTGAGCCATTCGTATGCTTCTTTGCTATCGGTCAGTATCATACCGCCCTTGCCGATAGGTAGACGTTTCTTTAGCTGGAAAGACAGACAGTGTAACCAACCATCATACCCATTATACATCCTTCTCCTAAAACGGCCTGCACTATCTACTACCTTAAATGGTTCTAACGCATAAATGCCATACCATTCCGTACTACGCTTTAACCGCGGGCGACAACCAGCGTGTATTATCGCCATTGGGACAGAACAATAGGTCTTTGCTGGAATAGCAACAGTGCCGTGTGCGTTACAATATTTTAACGACAAGAACAAGGCGTTCGTGCAACTGTCAACAGCTACGGCATATTTGCTGCCGGCAAAGTCAGCAATCTTGCGCTCGAAGACTTCTACTACTTTGCGCGGGTCGTCAAATCTGGCCTTGAGCATACCCAATTCCGGCCTCTCCTGCTCTGGGAGTAATTTACCACACGGCCACGGATTATATGGCTTGTCTGTCATCTAAAAGCCCACTCCATCGCCAAGGTCGTTTGGTTGATTATGCCCCATACACAAAGAGACATTAGGATTGCGCCGGTTACATACACTAAAAACAATTTATTCATGTCGCCCCCTGACCACAAAGATACGTTAGTATGGGTTTCTTGTCCTTTTCCACTGATATAAAAGGCCCGTTCTTACATTCGACTATCTTAGTGTCCGGTTCAAGTATCTCGAACCCGTGCCCGCCAGCGATCATAACCATCAAATCCCCTGCATTTAGAATAACAGAGCGGAACTCACAGCCTTCATCGTATAGCGTTACGCATAACGAGCCGGATAGTACGATATTGCATTCCTGCGTTAAATGGTTGGGGCGCTTGTTGAATATGTGTTGGTGGGGTTTGCACCTTTTCCCTTCCTCATACCAGAATGTGCCTACCTGTAGAAACAGTTCGTCCGGTGTTATGAAGTCCAGACCTTCAGCCCAATCATCCTTCCTGTGGATAATGGCGAATAGTACACCGTCTTTTTCTATCCTTTCAGCCATTATAAACGACCTCTGTCAGGCAAATCGTAATCTTCAACTTCCCGCTGAGACAATACCTCTGCCCCACATTCACAACAAACCATAGCGATCGGGACGATTGCAAAGTCCCAATAAAATTTTTCCTTTTCGTTCCCACATCCACACATCCAAGTAACCTTTAATCTTTTGCCTTTTTCAGCCATTTCCCCACCCTTTCAAGAATGAAAATCTTTTCTTCTTCGGGGCCGGTTGGCCCAACATATTTGCTACTATCGCCTGATAATTCTTTGGCTGCCAAAACCCGCACCGCTCCAATATCTTCTTTGCGTATAGGTTGAGGACGTTCTGCTCTACTTCCGTCAAGCCCTCGCCTGTCCGCGTGTCGAAAAAGCCCAACACACCTAAGATGTCCACCAATACCATCCGGCCCTCAAGAGTGCTGAACAGGTTCTTGTATGCTAACTCCCTGTCTTTGGTGGTTTTGAATATCACTTAGCCATCCTCAAATTGTGGTTTTCCCATAACAGCTTGCTGATTACGCGGTTCCAGAGCTTGTTTTGCTTGACGTATTCTATTTGCGACTTAACTGCATCATTTAGCGTATCCATGTGCAACCTCAGAAAACTTTTGCTTGTCGCCGTATTCCACTCTTGCTGCTCCCGCCGCTTTTGCTTGTGTGCCTTCACTGTCGTTATGTGTAAGCCAAATATGTTCATTTCATTCTCCAAATATCATATCGAAATCGTCTTTCGAGCCTAACGCAGAAGAGGGTCCGTCAGACCTTGCGTACGCCCCACATTCAGTGCATGTGTAGAAATATCCTATCATGTGCTTTGCGGGTTCATGCCGAGCAAGTTTGTCGGCAGATATGCCCGATACCCAATCGTGAGGGCATTGGGCAAAGGCTTCGATAACCATAAGAATAAATAATATGACCAATGTCGTCACCGCATAAGTGATTATATTGATTAACATCTTCTTCATTTCTTCTTTCCTCTCTTATGCCCTTTTGTGCTTCTGTACGGTTTTTTGCTTTTGCTCTTGTGTGGCATTATACTGCTCCTATCTTTGCAAGACTGTCTTTTAAGTATATTTTTATTTGGTGCTTTGCTCTTTCTACACCTGTTGCATTAAAAATATCTATAAGGGCACGAACACGACATTCATCATCAGGGACCAAATCTTCGACCATTTCAGCAAAGGCGGCATCTGTCAAAACAAGCTCGCCATACGGAGGGTAAGGTAGCCGTGCAAGGCATTGGCTATGACTGATTGCTTCAGCTAACACCACAGCGTCAGGGTTATCATGCCATTTCATCCTACTACCTCCGCTAAATCGGGTGCTAACTTCCAGTTTTCCCAAGGGTGCTCTTTGTAAATTTGCCTCTTGCACTTGAGGCACCTATAAGTCACATGCTTTACAGCACCGTCAGGCCATAGCACTATCGGGGCGTCTGGTTCGACATAATAATTTGTTGTGTGTTTACATTCACTCATCCTACTTCCTCCGCTATTTCAACTCTTACCGCGCTAACCAGATAAGCATTGAACGGCGGCAACACACCGCCATCAAGCGTCAATTCTTTTTCACTGATTGTTTTGCCACAAACAGGACACAGATATACATCACCATAATCTAATATCCACCAATGCAGGCCGCGATTGCAGTTCTTCTTGCCTTTAGCAATCCATTTTTCCACCTTAGTCATTCTGCTGCCTCCGATATAGCTTCCATTGGACTACCTTCTTCGACTGTCTTGCCGAGTCCCGGCGTTACTTTGGCCATTTCAAGGGCTAATTCAGCCTGCTCTCTCGCTTGCTGGGCAGCAGCGCGGGCCTGTTGTATCTCCTCAACTTCGTCGTCTGAGTTCATCAGGTGTTGGGGCATACCGTTGGCATCGAATATCTCCTCAACTGTCTCCTCCACTTTCAGCCTGTCCAGCGCTGTTACGGGTTGCTGCGCGGCTATCTGAAGGTCAACTAACGGCTTCACGGCATCTAACGAGTGTAATATACCCTCTGTCTTAAATAACCGCTTCTGGGCCTGAGCTAACGGGCCGATGTAGTCTATATCTATCACGCCGGCCTTGCCGCCTTCGCCTTCTTCCAGTAGCTTGTCCAAAAGGACCTGCGGCGGCTGGGGTAATCTTCCGGCACTCATCTCAATATCAAATACGAAATCGTTTATCTCATCGAGCACAGTGTTTAACGTACCTAATCCCGCACCCATAAGAGCCGCTTTCTCGCCCTTTATCTCGACGACATGAAGTTCTCTGAGGTTTGAGTTTTCCTGTGCTGCGCGGGATAATGCTATGAAGTAATCTACTTGGAAATTGTCCATCACCGCCTGCCGAAACTCCCTGCGTTCCTCAGCGCCGAATGGATACCTGCTCCGTATCTCTACTGTTCGTATCTCATCTTCTGTCGTCCTATAGTAGTTACGACCATCAGGGGCTAAATCAGCCTCGGCTCGCTTACTCTCCGGTATCATCCACGGCGGTGTTGCGTTAAGCTGTGCAGCGCCCAACATCGTATTGGTCATTTCGTTGGCTACACCTATCGAAATCAAAGCCTCGCCTATCAAGCCTCGTCCGTAAGGCAAATTAGATGGTTTCTTGACCCTGTAGACTGGAGGAAATCTATCCAAGCTGCTTGTTCGTATTAAATTCTCACCGTCCACTTGGACAAAGTGAGTATTGTATTTCCTGCGGCCCTGGACCAAACTGCCCTTGATGAAATCAGGATTGGGCCATATAACCCATATAAACTCCCACTTGGTCGTCATGTTTTTGTCGTTCTTGATGTCCTCCTGTAAACCGATACTCAACTTCTTTATCTCGCTCTCCTCTAAAGCCTCCTTGATCTGTAACGTGGTCCACTTGAACTTGCGGTGTAAAAGGATCGCTTTGCCGTATTTGTCGTCGGCCAACCAAATCTCTCGCGGGTGCGGGACCATGAAACCTATCTTACGCTCACCTATAATCTCTTCCGGGAACATCGTGGCCATGCCGACACCATCGCCATCCCTCAGGAATGAGCCTATACATGAGGCATCGTAGAAATTCGACCCGCTATAAGCGAAATACATACCTTCGTCAACCTCTTGTAACCACTGGCGCATCTCGTCAAGCTCGTCCAAGTCCTTGAGCGCCATGCGGGATCGGAACCACTTTATAGCCGGTGATACATGATAACCATATAAACCATCGGTGCGGATATTAAGGGCCTTGATGCAGGTATCGTCGTAGACATCTGTTTCGGTGTCCCTGCCGGTCTGGGCCGTGCCTTCCCAATCGTTGCGGGCCGGATAACCTAAAGATGTGCATGTCTTCCATAAGTCCACAAATGGGTCGCGGACGGTTTCAAGTAAACCCTGCTTCAAGAGTACTTGCTTTGCTATCTTGGTTTCTTCTGTTTTGGTTTCTTTAGCCATTATTCCACCTTGTTTTCCTCTGTGTAGTTTGAACAACCGCACTCGGGGCAACCGTTAAGAATTAAACCATCGCCCCTTTTACCAAAAACAGGCTTGTCAAACTGATTTCTGCACTCACCGCAGCGAAAACCATGTATGTCGCCCTTGATATTTATGTGGTATTCAGCCATTGTTTACCCCAAAGTCGTCTTTAACTCGGCACGCCTTACATTAGCAGGCCGCAGAAAGCCCGGTGTCGTTAGCCGTGTGGCCCGCCTGCCTGTTCTTCCCCTCAACCTTTCACCCTCAGCCGCGCCCGCTGCCCGTCCTAACTCTGTGCTCACAGGTGGCGTAACTGAGGGTAACGCGGGGGGATTAACTCCTTTTGGGCTTGGCCTCTTGAAACGCCTGAATATGCTGTCGTTCGTAAATAGTCTCATATTATGCTCCTATCTGTAACTTGCTAACCTATCCCGGCGCTTATGACTCGATGGTGCCGATGATATCGGGTGTGGGTAGCCTATTCGCTGGTGGTCTATTAAAAGTTGGTAACGATAAGCTATAGCAAGATAACGAAAAGCATCTGCTGCATGGCTAAACTCATCATGGAAAGGCCTCCCGCTGTAAGCCTTTAGTTTCTCATCATATTTCTGCCGGTAGTTCTCTAAACAATCTAATCCTCTGGCGCATTTTGTCTTATCGAACCAACACAGAGAAATTATCCCTTTAGCTGCCGCTATCCCATCCTCAATAAGATGTTCCTCAACTACCTCAATAGGCTCACTCAATAACGTCTTTAATATATCGAGCCTGGTCTCTATTGTTCTTCCTTGCATTCTGGCTTTAACATCGTGAGGTAAATAATGCTGACCATAATTATATGGCAAATTCCTCAACACTTTAGCGTAATGGCTAAGGCCCTCTCCGTGATGATGGTAATAGTCTATAAGCCGAATTTCCTTGCCTATGAATTGTACAAACCAAATCGCCGTATCATCATCAACGCCCAAATCCCAAAAGGTATAAACAAGAGCCGTATCATCACAAGGCACATTTGTTACTCTTGGCGGCTCTACATTGTATGCCTCGGCGATGAGCTTGGCGTAATAACTACCCTCGGCACCCAAATCAAATGAACAGTAAAACTCCTGCTGAACCATATCGGGGGCCATGCCAGCATCTATCTCATCCTGAATCGCCTCCGGCTTAATAGCATTGGTGTCGTCAACGGTAAGAAGTTCACAAAACCAATTCGGGTTCTCTTTGGCCATCATGTATAATCTATAACCGTGATTCTTACCCCTCGATGTAAAATTAAAAACCGCCCAGCCTTCGTTCTCAGCCAAAATAGGTCTAATCTTGTCCCATACGCTCGGTCGCTGAAGACTGTATTCGCTAAACACGCAGCCCACGGGATTCGGTCCAACCGGTTCTTTCATATCTGTTCCGATAATCCTGAAAACCGAACCATTGACCGCTTCAATTCTCATCTCAGTTGCGTTGCGCTTGTTGCGCGGGAATAGTTCTTTTGGAAAATGGTCAAGAAAATGAAATCCGTTCCTATCGATGTTGTCCCATATCGCCTTGCGCCCATCAGTAGCAGCAGGAAAGTAATAGTAATAATTCCCTATCCGTTCAAACATTCGCTTTATCATAAAGTTAAGGAATGTCTTATCCTTCCCCGCTCTGCGGTGCCAACAACATACAGCTCGCTTGAGCCCATTGTCCATGGCCCGCAAGAACGGCACTTGGTAAGGGCGCGGTTCAAAGTGGTGCGGTAGTCTTGTTTTGGGTTTTGCTACCATAGCCAACTATTTCCACATTTATATCTACTGAATGTTCGTATTCCTGTTTGTCTGTCCATCCAGCCCGATTCTTGAGCCAGATAAATGCCGCCGCTGTGTCGGGCGGGTAATGCTTGATATGTGGTGTCTTAGTAACTTCGCCTTCATAGGCTGAAAAATGTATTTCTGGATGGGAATAGCCACAGGCCCGTTCATACAATGCCATCACTACCTTTTGGTCCGCAATCTCTTTACCCTTTTTTATGGACTCAAAAAACCCCGGGTACCTCTTTTTCCAGTTATTGATAGTTTGCTCGGTAACGCCGAATATGTCTCCTATCTCAACATCAGTGAAGCCCTTCTCTGCAAGTAGCTTGGCTTGCCTTTTAACTTCGGCATTAAACTTTGTGGGCCTGCCGTTCTTTTTGGGTTTCTTAGCCATTTAAGCACTCGCTAATAACTTTCCTCTTATCATCGGCCATGCTTTTTTAGCCAACCTTTCTAAGATCATCATCCGGGCCCGACCGGTATGCCTTCGTGAATGATGGAATAAACATAAAGTAATCCCATTGCCTAAGTCCTCAGCTTTTTCGGGGTATCTGCGTCGAGACAGAAGATGATGGGCTTCGAGCAAGTCCGCCTGCCATATTGTGCATCCCCTTCCTTGACAACAACGATCTCGAAGCTTTACCTTTTCTGCCCATGTTACTTGACCGTTCCACATCCATTCGGCTTCAATTTAATCATCACCCTGCTCCTATGATATTATTGTATGGGGTTTATGTGGGAAATGTCAATTAACAGTTGGTGTTTACTTCCGAAGTGATTTATTGGGGTTCGAATAGGCTGAATTTATCTTTCTCCGCCGCCAGCCGCTTCCGGCCCATCTCGATATACTCGGCACTAAGCTCTGTAGCCACATAATGCCTGTTGAGCTTGTACGCTACCAGGCAAGTCGTCATGGCCCCGCCAAAGGGGTCGTATACTGTGCAGGGGATAGGGCCGCGATGCTCTCCTTTGCTCGGCGAAAAAGGGCAATCGTCTAAGCATTTGCAGGTGGGCTTCCAGCCTATTGTTGTGGATTGCCCCATCTGCTCAGGCCCGTAATTATCAATTTCTGATTGCGTAGCTTGATTTTCCCCCAGACCGGACTTGTCTTTTAGCGTGTCCTTTTTGCTATCCCTGATCCGAATGTTCATTGTCGCGGGTTTTTTCTCTACCACCCTCACCCACGGACTCCCACACTCAGGACAGCAGCCTTTTTCAGAGGTTCCGGCCTTGATGCATGGCTCTACTAATTTCTCTGGGAATGTGGCGAAGTGGGCCTCTGGGAAACTTTGGGTAGGGATAGTCCATACGTCGCGCTTGTTGCGGCCAGAACGGTCTATGTCTGGGTGGTGGGTTCCAAACCCTCTGGTTCTCTGTTTGTCTAAATCAACACCTTTTTCTATTTCTGGTGCTGTCATATCAGCTCGGGCAGCCCAATCTTTCGATGAGTTCCATACCCCTTCTGATTCCTCCCTCACAGCATCAGCATCATAGAAATACTTCGGCTTCTTAGTCAATAGGAATAGGTGTTCATGGGATTTGGTGGGCCGGTCTGTTACTGATTCCGGCATGGGGTTCGGCTTCGCCCAGATAATATCACTCCGGAGATACCAGCCATCGGCCTGCAACGCTATGGCTAAACGGGCAGGCATCATGCAGAGGTCTTTGGGCTTGAGGCCAGACGCTTTTGCGGAGTTAAATTTTCTGCTTATGCCGCCCTCCCATGCCTTGACGCCTTCTTTGGCGGTGGAATCTTCCCTTGTGAAATTAGTTATATCGCCTTTGCCGTGCATCGACGACATTGCATAAGTATCCCCCATATTAACCCAGCACGTGCCATCGTCCCTGAGCACGCGCCAGACGTGCCTGAAAACCCCCACCATGCGCTCGATATATTCTTCCGGGGTCTTTTCTAAGCCTAACTGGCCGGCCACGCCGTAGTCACGGAGGCCCCAATATGGCGGACTCGTTACCACGCATTGCACGGATTTGTCTGGCAAGGGGATACCTTTTGTAATATCATGGCATATTATGGTATCAACTTTCATTTATAGCCTTTAGTATTGTTTTTGCTGTTTCAAGTTCTATTTTGTGCTCGCCGGGTTGCTCTAAAAAATGTTGTCGCTGTGCGGTCCAGCCACAGAGTGTACCGAATTGTGTTTGAGTCAGGCCCAGCTTGTTCCTCTCGTCTACGAGATCGCCTCCGTTAAATTTTACTTTTTCAGGTTCAATTGGGTGGAATAAGTTCGGCATCCGTGCCCCCTTGTATTATTTTGCCTTGAAATGACCTACCATCAAGCGCCATAGCTTCGTAGAGGCATATTATAAAATCCTGCCAACTGCCTGACAGGTACAAATTACCATCAGCCTTCATTTCTATTGTGGTTTCGACATCTTCTGTCTTACAAGTAATGTCCCACGGCAAATTATTCGGGTCAACTATGTAAGGCCCGGGTGGTTCCCATTCTATAAAAGTAAACGTTGAGGTTTCCCAGATAATATCCGGGTCTGTCTCCCAAACCCACCAGTCGTTTGGGTCTGCCATCGCGTTTGCACAAAACACACAGATTAGAATTACTACTAACTCCTTCATTTTTTGGCTCCTAAATCCATTTTATATTCTTCTGTTAGGTTCATCTTTTAATCCGCCGGGGTACAATTTGTAATATCTGTCTGCGTTGCCTATCCAGCACCAATAACATTTCGGCCCTTGCTTAGTCCCCACCTTAGCGACATTGCCGCAACTGCAAGCGGTTTTATCTTGGGCCTGCCGTGTTGTCTGAGTCGCAGTATTTGCATTTAACTTTTTTTTCATTCGGGTTTTCCTTGCTCATATATGACCGATGGCAATCCAAACAGTACATTGGGTATATTATTATTCTTTCAATCACCCGGTGGGGTGATGTATGCTTTTGCTTGATTCTGAGCATCCGTGCATCCTTTTGGCTTTTGGGCCTATTAACTGATCGCTGGGGTTGTATGGGGCCAGATGTAGCTTTTCGGCGCAATTACATTTACCATCGGTTTTTGATAGACAGAACATCCCGTGCTGGCCCGGCATAGGCTCTACATGGTATTTGGGATCGTTTTCGTCCCAAAGATTTTTGGCGGCCAGTGCTTTTTCGTGGATTCTTCGTTGCTCTGCCCTTATCTGGTCTTCGGCTGTTTCTTGGTTCATGTTAGGCTTTCAGGGATTAGCCTTAAAAAATGCTTGTGCAAAACCTGCCGGCGTTATTGCTCGTACTGCAGCCCGACTCACTCCATTGCTACCTTGTATGGCTTTAATTTTATTCCAATCGCGAAGCAGAGCTGGCGGTTGTTTATAAATCCTTTTTGGCCTCTCGAAATATCCCCATAGGTCTGTCGGCTTATCCATTCCGTCTCCAAACTGCCAATATCTCACCGACATCGGGGGATTGCCGAGAAATTGTCGCAAAAACCCCTTGGGGTTCTCCAAGCACCAAAAAGCCAACTTATCCCTAAATCTACATTGCCATATTATTTTTAGACACGCATCCACTGTTTTTATTGCAGATTCAAAATCCCGTGGCAAACTGCCTTTTGCCAAGCTAAACTCAGTACACGGCGGAGCTGCAAGTACCCCATACACATCTGCCGGCGGCTGATAGGTTCTCACGTCTTGCTCAGGCAACGTAATCACTCGCACATCGTACCCTGCACCCGCGTAGGGCTTACTCCAAGCCCCTGTGCCGCCGCATAAATCAAGTATTATCTTGTCTGTCATATCGTTTCCCTTATCCTCAAATCTTCGGGCCATTCGGACATATCCTTAGCCCTCCAGGGCTCGAGCTGTTTCCATTTTGGCTATAAGTTTTTTCGCCTTTGTCTCTGTAATTGGTTCGCAGCCGCCGAAATGTTGTATACCCCATCGTTGGTCCTTGTGGTTGGGTGGCAATAAGTATTTGTTGCCTCGCCGTGTTGTGCATCTTGACTGCAAAGTATGAAATCTTTTTGCCAAATCAACGGAGCAATCGCCGCAATTATTATCACACATTATAATTTGCCGCCTTTCACATCTCATTCCTTACTTGGAGTTCAGCAATGCTCGTTCAATCATTCTTTCTAACTCACCAATCAAATCATCTTCACTATTAAAGGCTAACTTTTTGCGCCAACCTATAATTGCCGATTGCATATCAATTACTTCATTTAGTAAGATAGTGCCTTTGTCGTTCATGGGGCCTCCGGTAGAGCTTGCTTGATAAAATGTTCTGAATCTTCCATGCAAATTAACCATTGCATACCATCAGGCAAGGGGTGCCTTTGATTTATCTCTGCCATCCATTCTTTTAGGCTCGGCATTTCTTCGGTATCAATCTGGGCCACAAAATTGGTCCGGTCACTTTTTGCATAAGATTTTGGTTGATGATGTGCTTGTATTAACATTACTCAAGTTCCTTCCAGTCGATAACATTTTCTTCGATTTGTTTCATGCTCATGGTCGATTGGCCATACTCATTAAACCACTCATGAGGCTCACCCATTTGCCTAATCCTAACTATATGGGGCTCTCCGTCAATTGTTATACGAACACGGACTAATGTTTGTTTTTCCGGCAACCTCTCCCCTACAGGTATCCAGCGATGGGCGGCGAGTTGGGTGCGGAGCTTATCTACCTCCTGTTGAATAATACAATCATCGGAACAATCATAAGTTTCGAGCTGTTTATTGACTCGTATGTAATTATATGGACATTTCTTATTCATTTGGATTCTCCTTTCAGGGCTTGCTCGATGTTACAAATCACACAACTCTTGCCAGTACAATCGTGAATACCATCATCTTCCCCCCAATAGTTTCTACAGTATTGCACTGCTTTTTTCAGCCTTTCAATCTCCCCCTCAGCCTCGGCGAGTTGCTCGCACAATTCTTTTATTCTTTCAACCTGCCGTTTGCCGATTACAGCATATCCGCTTAATCTGCTTTCAGGACTTAAACCATTCACGCTCATTTTCTCGATGCGGGTGCGGAGGGTGTTGTGTTCAGCAAATATCCTCATAACTCGGTGATGTAAGTCTCGGTGGGGTAATTTGTTTGCGCCAATTTTTTTCAATATTTCTTCGTCAATGAGCATCTCAATGTGCGTTTCAATAAGCTCAATTTCATGTTTTTCATTGCTCATCGTTATTCTCCTGTAGGTAGAGTTATTGGTTTCCAGTATTCATATTCCGAGCCTTCATCAAACCAAATTTGAGCGGCTGTTGCAATCTCAGGGATTTTAGCTTCGTATTTGAGGGCGTGATACTTTTCTGTCAATTCGCAGTCTTGTGGTGGATGTGGCTGCATAAAGTTTTCGGGCATTTTGCTTACAGGTATCCAGCGATGGGCGGCGAGTTTTGTCATCATCTTGTTCCAACAAGGAACACAAAATGCCGTTACGCCTGTATCTGGGTCATTGAAATTGTTTTCACATTCTTCGCAGGTCAACTCGTCTTTGAGTTCTTCTTCGGCCTTGGCGAGTTGGGTGCGGAGGGTGTCGATGATGGATTTGACTGTTTCAAATTCTTCGTTGCCGCAATCGTGGCAGCATATCCCGCCTTCAGAGCCTAATGTGCCGTAATCATCGGGGTAGCGACCGCAATCGCGTGTAATCCGCCCACATTTACACAGATAGAGGTTTTTGGTAGTCAAGGCATCTTCGCACTCCCCCGCTGGCTCGCCAACAGCTAAATCACGCACAGGCCCAGGCCGGGCTGGGCAAATACATATCTGTTTGCGACATACAAGGCAATAAGTCTTTGGCTCAGGCTTGTTTTCAGGAAATACTTCTGAATCAAGTATACAGCCAAACGTGCATTTGCCAAAATATTGCCCATGAATACATTGGGTTAAGTCGCTATTCGCTGGCCCAGGCTTGGCTGGGGGGCATTGGGGTTGGTCTTTATAATCCAAGCCACTGACCTGATTACATCTCCAGCATTGACCTGCCGTATCTAATGGAACATTGTAATGCTTGCTACAATACATCACGCCACCTCCTCTATAGCCTTGTCACAGAAGGGGCAGGCTTTCCAATGTTTCTTAGACATATCGTACAGCCATTTTGATAATTTCCATGCCTCTCCGCAACCCGAAGCAAAGCAGTATTGTCCGTCTTTTATATACCACGTCCACACACACTTCTCATCCAATTTGGCGATGGCTTGGTCAAGTAAAGTAACAGGGCATGTATCTGCATGGTCCAGTGCCCAATGTTCTGCGTCTTCGGCATTAACTTCGTCATAACCTTTTTTGCCGCCGCAGACAGGATAGTCTTTTTCGTGACACAATGGGCACGAACCTTCTGATGCTTGATATATATTTTCAGCTATTTTTTCCAGCAGTTCCCTAACTTCGTTCATCTTCGGCTCCTAAGTCATTTCTATTATTGACCTTTTATACATTTTTTCCAATGCGTCGGCGTGCCTATTGAGCCTTCTGGCCCTGGTACGATAAGCCTCGATTGCATTTGGGACAATATCACAAAATCCGTAAACATTAACATGCTGGATAATATGATTCTGCAAGCTATGGTCATAAACGAAATCTTCGGGTGTATCCTTTATTATGGTCGGTTTTTTCTTCTTGCTCATTTCCTTATCCCTTCAAAACTGTTCTAATCCACAACTCAACTGCCATATACAAGACAGCCAAGAGCATTGTGATGGCTTGTTTTTTAGTCATTCCGCCCCCCTCTTCGCTTCTATGGCGGCGAGGATGTAGTGGTGGGGCTGAGCGTAAATTATGCCCCAAAAACCTGTATTTGCTTGGTCTTGGTAAGGACTTAGTTTCATCATAGCCTTATGGTATTTCACTGTTCCCACTTTAGCCCTGCCTATTACCTCATCCCTCATCTTCATCGCCAGGTTCCAGTCAAGGGCTATGGGGTCTGGGACGGGGCAGGAGTGTTTGCGTATCCTTTTGTTGTCTCTCCATATTTCTATCCCGCCGCACTTTTGGCAGCCGAACCTATTATATTCTTGATGTTTCCATTTATGCTTCCACGGCCCCTTGTCGAGCAATTTCCTAATTTCCAAGTCCCTGTCCGGCGAGGCTAAGATGTGGTTAATGTCCATTCTCTTACTCCTTTATCGTTTCCATTTTTGATAAACATTTCTTGCATGTAACGGAGGCATCATCTAAAGTCCATACGTCTTTTTTGAGGTTAAGCTTTCTTGGGGTTTTTGCACACAATGGAGATACGCTGCCATCTGGGGCGATTAGGTTGGCTTTGTGGTATATTTTAATATCGCCGTATGGATCGTCTTTGCTCATTATCGTTTCCTTACAATATCACAGGCTATACTAACTTTTTCTTCGAATTATCGCTTCATCAATGAAATAATTTTCGCCGATGTTCTCATGGCTATATTCCATTTTAATTCTTTATTATAATCATTGTGCAGCTTTTTTGCTGACTTGACAACAGTTAGGAAATAATTATATTGTTGCCAATAAACACAATCAGTTTGAATCGCCTGCAAGTAAAGT